TATGGACAGTTAATACAAAACCATACAAAGAAGCACACTTTGCCACATTTCCAACAGAATTGATTGAACCTTGTATTCTAGCAGGTTGTCCAAAAGATGGAATGGTGCTTGATCCATTTGGTGGCAGCGGAACTACTGGATATGTTAGTGATAAGTTAGGACGTAATGCTACGCTTATTGAACTTAATCCACAATATATTAATATTGCAGAAAATAGGATTGACCCACCAGACCAGCGGTTAGATGGCAATTTGTTTATAATTGAATGATGCTTTCACATACAATCCAAATTACAGTTACCAAACAACAAGTGTTAGATTTTGCTAATTTAACTGGTGATAATATTGCATTACATACTGAACACGGTGTTGTACAAAGTGGTTTAATTTTAAGTATGTTACCGCAGTGGTTTGCATTAGCAAAAGTTGATGGCAATTTTCCACAATTACTTGTAGATAGCATGACTGTCAAGATGGATTGTAAATTTGTTAATCCGTTATTTGCAGATGTGCCTGTCAATTTAACTTTTAATTACACGCCACTAAAACTTCGTATGTCTAAAATAGATTGGACGATTGTTGGTGATATGGAATATTGTAGCGGGAATTGGATAATTTTACAAATATGACACATTATGAAAGTTAAATAGGTTTAATATCAACTTATGGAGTTATACTAATGACTACTGATGAAATTGCAAATATCCAAAGTATTAGTGATAATATTAAAGCATCTATTGCTTCTATTACATTAGAACTAGCAAGTAAGCAAAATGAACTTGCTGCACTTAACGCAGAAATTACAGTTTTGACAAATTTACTTGCAAGTTTAGACGGCAGTGCAACTAATATTGCAGATGCCGTAAGCAGCGCAAAAACTACCCTAAATATTGCATAAAAAAAGTTATTGACAAACTATTTTTTTGTGGTATAAATAAACCTACAACAGAGAGTGATTATGAACAACACGCCTAAACATTACGATTATATCATTTGCCGCATGCCAGAAGGTTTCTGGATGGTGGGGGCGTGTGCCTAATGTGAACGCACATTAGAGTATGCACTTAGCCCCCGAAGCGAAAGTTTCGGGGGTTTTTTTATTTGGTATGGCAGGCTGGTAGCCCCTAAGCATATGGCTACCCATCGACCAGTACTTGGGCCAAATGGCTGAATAGGTGGTTTCGGCGGTGTAAAATGGGGTGAATGTCAATTTTTTGACACTTTTGCCCATAAAATTGCACAAAATTTGTGCAAATTTTTTTGATTTTTCTTAATTTTTCTCTTGACTTATAATGCAGTTGTGCTATTATGTATATGTTGATGAGGACATGGTGTTCCTCGCTTTTACAGGAGAAAGACAAATGAAGACTGTTACCGTTTCTAATACTGATCGTGTTCTTGAAGTTCTTAAGGCTGGAGAGCAGCTTACTGCTAAGCAGATTACGGCTCGTTTTGGCGTCGCCAATCCTGCCGCTGCAATCTCTTCACTTCGCTTGAAGGGCTATGCAATCTACTTGAATGAACACAAGAATGCAAAAGGTGAAGTTTCCAAGAAGTATCGTCTTGGCAATCCTACCCGTGAAATGGTTGCCGCTGGTATCCGTGCGCTCATGGATCAAGGCGTTCGCTTCTAATACTCTAATTTCATAACGAAATTATATTATATAATGTGTGGGGCGGTTTCGCCCCACATTTTTGTCCCTACACGGATACATCGTGAGGCTCTAGGCATAGTGATAAGCGATGTATCTTTGTAGTGACAAGATTGTAGCAGTATGGCACTGCTTGTGAAGCACCTACGGAGATGGTAGGGAAGCAGATGAGGTATCATCTAACGCAACAAATGCCAGATTTTTTCTTCGTGGGTGGGGGCGGATTTTAAATCCGCCCCCTTAAGTTGTTATATCTCGTAAGTGTTACGGTAGCACGGGACTCTCCAAAAGTCTAGGCGTGGGTTCGACTCCTACACGGGATGCCAATTATGACATTGACAAATACAGCAAATCTAAATATACTATACAAATGGCAAGATCAACTACACCACGTATAGTCAAAAATAAACCCGTAGTTCCCGAAGATACATGTCCATATATTGACATGGTTCAAGAAATAATTGACAAGATTGCAGAACAAGATAATGCTACTTGGCGTAATGAACAAGCAACATTAGCCAAAGCACTGTTAGAATATGTTCGAGAAAGTAATCAAAAACTTCGCTTAAGTGGTAAGTTTTGGTATGAACGCTGTAAGAATAAAGGTGATGTATGAAGGGAAAGATAGCAATATTTTTAGATCATCCACGCGTGAGTGTTCATGGTGTGAATGGTTTAATGAATGTTTTATCATCTGACTACCAATTTAACATCTTTACACGTCATAATACATTACAAAAAAACTTTTTTGATGATATTGATATTATAGCCATACCAGGCGGCATAGGTGATAGTGATACATTTAATCGTGTTATGGCGCATCATAAAAGTAAAATAAAAGATTTTGTTGCTAATGGTGGACGATATCTTGGTATCTGTATGGGTGCTTATTGGGCTGGTAGTGAATATCTTAATATTCTAAAAGGACGGGATTGCGTTCAATATATGCGCCGTCCCAAAACAGATACACGCCGTCCACATGCAAAAGACCTAGAAGTCACGTGGAAAGGCAGCAGTGAAAATATATTCTGGTATGATGGCTGTGCTATTACAGGTCGTGGCAAGTTTGATGTTGTTGCTACCTATGCTAATGGCGATATTATGGCAGGCTATCAAGACCGTATTGGACTTATTGGTTCACATCCAGAAGCAGAGCAGCATTGGTATGATGAATATACTTGGATGAAGCCAAAATATATTGGCAAAGAACGCAACCATGAATTATTGCGTGATTTTGTTGATGAATTAATGAAACGTTAAACGGGGAAGTGTGCGCGGAATGGTTACGCCAAGGTCTGCAAAACCTTTTTATGTGGGTTCAAGTCCCATCTTCCCCTCCAAATTTTAATGCAAAGTTAGCAAATGTGGTCATTGCACTGGACTGAAAATCCAGCCAACTTGGTTCGATCCCAAGACTTTGCACCATTACTGCCCGAATAGTCCAATTGGTAGAGGCGTTCGACTCAAAATCGAAATGTTGTCAGTTCGAGTCTGACTTTGGGCACCATTTAATAAAAGGAAAAAGCAAGTGAAACAGGACTGTATCTGGAAGGAAAAGATGGACGCATCGATATTACTGTTTATGTAATAGGTGGTCTGCATACTTTAACAAAGACATACACCATATATTCAGAAGATGCGTATTATCGGTTGCCCGATTTGCATAATTGGTGGTTCTTTAAAGAAGTAAAAGACGAACCCGATGGTCTATACTATGATAAACGAAGCTACTTTATTGAAATAAAAACAAAAGGCTCCATCTTATAATGGTTATTATCCTTGACTGTCTATCAGGGGATAGGGGTTCGATTCCCCACACCGCGACAATATCATGCTGGGGTTTGCATGGGTGCTTTAACTAACAGCCATGGGGTTCGATTCCCCACCCCCGCTCCAATTATGCTCCCTTCGTCTAGCGGCCAAGGATAACGCCCTTTCACGGCGGAGATCATGGGTTCGAATCCCATAGGGAGCACCAAATTACTGGCGCATAGCTCAGCGGTAGAGCAAACGCTTGATAAGCGTTAGGTCGTTGGTTCAAATCCAACTGTGCCAACCAATAATGCTGCTGGGTCGGTGGTGGACATCGAACCACTCTCATAAGGTGGACAAAACTGCTTCGAGTGCAGTCAGCAGCACCATAATGCCGTCTAAGTGTTAAAGGTTGCACACGAGTTTGTGGCACTCGTAGAACTGGATCGATACCAGTAGACGGTACCAATACAAATCATGGACCGTTAGCTGAGTTGGTTTTAGCGGGAGACTCTTAATCTCCGTCAACGTAGGTTCGAATCCTACATGGTCTACCATCGTTGCACTCTTAGTTCAGCTGGACAGAACGCTTGACTACGAATCAAGAGGTCGGAGGTTCGACTCCTTCAGAGTGCGCCAACTTGTCTATCTCAATAAATGCTTGCATAGCAGCCATGTGATGTCTAATATTTGCTTTATGCCAAGCATTATATACTCGTATTAGCGAATCTTCACTTGGTTTTTGTAATTCACAATACTCAAACATTTTGTTGCACGTATCAACAAAATAACTTTGTTTATAAAAAGCCAAAAATGGAAATTCAAAATGTTTTTTATATTCTATTCTTAAATAGTTTTGTAATTGTTTATGCAATCTACAAATTAATGCAGCATATCCTCTGTGCACAGTTAAACGAGTATTTGGTATATGTTTAAGACGCCGTTGAATCATTTTAATTTCAGGTTCGGTAAAGTCAAATGAAATATGAACAAATTTATGAAATTTTGATATATCCGTTATAATTACATCATCGCTGTGTAATCTATAAATTCTGCTATGCCATAAATCTACGTATGGCATCCAACGATAACTATTAATATTCTTTTGCTCACAGATTTTATCTATGTAATCTTGCTCTGATAAATCAGGACTTATACTTAATACTTGACACAAAAAAGACCCACCAGTTCCGCTTAGATGATTTACGCCAATAATATTTTGACTAAAATCTGGTTGAACATAATCAGAATCACCTGTAGGAAATTTTTCTAGAACTCCTACATTATCATCTAATCGCTGTTCCATAACAATTCTTTGATAACCATCAAATTTAGTAATTTCAACATCGTTATGAGAAGTTAAAAAATTAAAAAACTTCAAAAATTCATTAGTCATTTATGTCAAATCTTTAGTGTCTTGGTCTGCATAAATTTGTTTTGCAGCCTCTTGGAAATTTTTAAAGTGTCTAAGGTTTAAATCTTGCCAAGACAAATACATTTTTTTTAATATTTCTCTGTCAACTGGTTCAATTTCAAGATATTCAAACATAGCCAAAGCAGTATTAATAAATTTATCTTTGTTATAAAAATGCAAAAATGGAAACTCAAAATGTTTTTTATATTCAGTTCGTAAATGATTTTGCAATATTTTATGATATCTAATCACAGCATTAGTGTATTTTCTACCAGCTTGATTAAATCTTGTATTAGTAATATGATAAAGCCTATGCGTTAATAACTTTATCTCATCAGGAGTCATATCAAAAGAAATATGAACAAATTTATGCCATAGGTGTAAATCTTCAATATCAACATCATCTGTATGCATACGAAAAACTCTTGGATGCCAACGATCAATAAATGCTAAAAACCAACGAACAGTATCCTTTTCTTTGCTTTTAAGCATTTTTTCACTATATTCAGCACCAGATAAAGATGGACTTGCGCTTATAACTTGACAAATAAAAGTGCCGCCTGTGCCAGCAACATGATTTACACCAATTATTTTATCTTCATAATTTGGTGGTATAAGTTCACTTTTTCCCATAGGGAATGATTCTATAATTGACATCTTTGATTCCTGAGTTCCATACCAAGAAACAATATGATGATCAAATTCTCGTAAACCATGTATCCCTTCTACCTTTGTAGACATAAATTTGTAGAATTTATAAAAAGGATTGTCAATATCACTCATACATTTACTTAGAACCCAAACAAATTGTGTTAATATTTTTGCAAGTAAATATAGTGTGGAAGATATTGAAGCAACTTCTTGGCGCAATTCAAATACAAATGATTTGTGGGTTTTTGATAAACTTATCGTTGCGCGTAAGTTAGGTTATACTTGCGGACCTGCTGGCGTAGATGTGCCACAACCAGCCTTGTATATTACTAGACCATGCGTGAACATACCAGGTATGAGTCGTGGTGCTCGTTTTAGATTTTTACGAAAAAAGACACATCATTTGCCTACTGGACATTTTTGGTGCGAGATATTTAGTGGCAGACATTTGAGCGTTGATTATAAAAACGGCAAACAAATACTAGCAGTTGAAGGTTTTCGTGATAGCGGACCATTATGGCAGTTTTGTAAGTGGGAACGTGTTAGTGATGAACTACCGCTGCCAGAAATATTCAAAGAATTAATTGATAGATATGAATATATTAATATTGAATATATTGGCGGCAAGGTTATAGAAATACACTTTCGTCAAAATCCAGATTTTAAATATGGCAATACGGTAGCATATCCAGTGTGGCCAAAATACAATATTCATGATTTCTATCCAAATGTAGATTTTACAAAACTACAATTTGTAGAGGATCGTGAATATAAGCGTATTGGTTTTTATATTGATATGTGAAAAAATGATAGATAGTTATGTGCGGGTATGATGTAGAGGTAACCTGTCACCTTGCCAAGGTGAACTCGCCAGTTCGATTCTGGCTACCCGCTCCAAACTTTCCTCTTGACAAATAATTTAAATGTGGTAATGTAAAGATATTGGGACGGCTGCTCAGACGGCGGATGGGCATCGGACTGTAAATCCGACACATAGAAACGGAGTTGGTTCGAATCCAACCCGTCCCACCAAAGTTTATTGCGGCTGTAGAGAACCAGAAATCTCACCATCCTCATAAGTTGGAGATAGGGTGTGCAATTCACCCCGCCGCTTCCAAAATACCTCTGTGGAGTTAGGGTAAGATTAATACCGCACTTGGACTGCGGTGAATCTGGGGCAGCGCCAGACACGGAGACCAATATAAAAGACGGTAAGGCACAGTAAACAATCCGCAATGGCGATGGGATGTGTCACGGTGTGGGCGAAAGATGGGGGCTGCACACTGACTTATGAATTTTTGGATCGGTTACCGTAGTGGCGAACGGCCTAGGCTTTTAACCTAGTATACAAACATCATGGGTTCGAGTCCCATCCGATCCTCCAAAAAATATGGGTAGAGTATAAATATAATAAAAGGAAACTCTACCTATGCCAAGTAAAATAAAAAGTGTTTGTAAAAATTGCGGCGTTAATTTTACACATGGAAAAAGTTCATACGGAATATTTTGTAGTAATAAATGTAACGGTGAGTCAAAAACTAAAAAAGTATTAGAAGATTGGTTTAATGGAACAGATAAAGGGTATAAAGTAGGATTTAGAATTAAACCTGCTTTACGAAATTATTTGTTAGAAAAAAATAATTATAGTTGCTCCGAATGTGGATGGAATAAAGTAAACCCCAAAACAGGAAAGTCACCATTAGAAATAGATCATATTGATGGAGATTGTTCTAACAATAAAGAAGAAAATCTAAGAGTTCTTTGTCCAAATTGTCATTCTTTAACGCCAACATGGAAAGCATTAAACAAAGGAAATGGAAATAAAGAAAGCCATAGATATTCTGGTCTTATAAAATAGAACCCCACAGCGTTCACCAACCACCTATTTTGAAATTTAACTGCATATAAGTTTTATATAATGCAGCAATATCATTTTCGTTTATTGTTTCATATTCTAAAAACTGCAAGCAATTATTAACATTTGTAACAAAATCTTGTGAGTTTAAAAAAGTAGTAAGTTGAAAATTATAATAAGTTTTTTTATTATCTAAAAAACTAATTAATTCTTTTTCATATTTTATTTGTAGATCGGCTAATAAATCATTACTAACACTATTAACAATAAAGTTTTTTCTATATAACAACCACTTTGTTTCACGTTCAGTTAATTCATAATTTATGTAAACTATTTTATCGAATTGCAACCACTCATTAAATGTAAAGTAACGAGCATGTGCTGGATATAATTTTGGATGATGACCATCTTCATAGGTATCAAGCCAATCACTACCTTTTGGCACATAGTAAGATTTAAGATATTCTATATAATCATCACCATACAAACTGCGACTACAACTCAAAATTTTTGCTAAAAACTCACCGCCTGTTAATGGATAATATAATATAATTGCAGGATTACTATCTAAAACTTTATTGTGTTGATTTTCTAGTGGCACAAATGGCCATGTTGGATTATCACTCATACAATATTTAAGCCTACGTAGTTCAATGGATCAGAATATTGCGCTTCGAACGCAAGGGTTAGGGGTTCGAGTCCCTTCGTAGGCTCCAAAAAATAATACTTTACAGAATTGCAAAGTTGATATATATTAAGAATATAAGTTATGCTCAGTAGCACAATGGCAGTTGCGTTCGCCTGTTAAGCGAAGGGTTGCTGGTTCGAGTCCAGCCTGAGCAGCACAAGTGCCCTTGTTGTATAAATAGCAATAGGTAAGACTATTTTACAACAAGGGCACATTTAATGTTTTATACAATTTATAAAATTACAAACAAATTAAACGGTAAATATTATATCGGAAAACATCAAACCAAAGACCTTAATGATGGTTATATGGGTAGTGGCAAGTTGCTTAAAAGAGCAATTGAAAAGCACGGTTTAGAAAACTTTATAAAAGAAATTTTATATATATTTGATAATGAAAAAGATATGAATACCGCAGAAAAAAAATTAGTTATAATATCCGAAGAAACTTATAATTTATGTGAAGGCGGAAAAGGTGGATTCAGTTATATAAACAGCACTGGTAAAAACATTTATGAAAATCATGGAAAGTTATCAGCAAAAAACGCACAGGAAACAATAAAGAAAAGACGTGAAAATAATCCTGATTACAATAAAAAATTTAAAGACATGATGAAAAATAAATCTTTAGATGCAGTAATAAAACAAAAAGAAAAGTATCCTGAAGGTATATGGAAAAACAAAAAACATACAGAAGAAACAAAACAAAAGTTAAAAGGTCATACTCGCCAGACAGGTGAAAAAAATTCTCAATATGGTAAACCAAAGACGGAAGAACAAAAACAAAAAATAAGAGAATCTTTGGCTAAGACCAGAGCATTAAAAAAGTTGGTACAGCAAAATAATTAAAACGGCAGTGGAAAGAAATACCAGATACCATCTGCTAGAACAATCAAACCAATAATACCAACCGCAATGCTGCTATACCACAGTGCCATACTAACGGCAAGGATAGCAGTGGTTGAAAAGATAATAGCAATTTGAATTACTGTGCCTGCCATACCAAAAAACGGACTACGTTTTTTAGCACTATCACGGTCTGCTTCTAGTGCACGACCACGTGCCATAATTTCTTTTTTGCCTTCACCCTTTGGATCACTTTCAAGAACGTCAATATACTTTTGGTAATTGTCAACACGTGCTTGTAATGCTGGTTTCAAACTTGCATCTGTTTGTGGATCAGCAATTTGGACTTTTAAATCTTCAAGGTTTATTTGATACATGTTTTGTTTAATAGATTTGGCTTGATAGAAACTCCATACATCGCCAAGTTCAATATTATCAGCCATAATTCTACCACTTACTTGCCCACCAAGCCAAGATGTGATTGCAAGAAGTGCGGCAAAGATTGTGATTGTAATAGAAGCAAGACCTTTAAGAACTGCCTCACCTTCGCTACGACTTAGAACTTTACCGTTTTTATCTTTCATAACCATGTCTAATAATCCTTGAATTTGTTTAAGGTCCATGTTAAAACTTTGCTAATGTTTGTGCTATGATTGTGCATCCCAAGAAAGTATGGGCTAAAATAAATGAATAAAGTAGATAATCTATATACTTTTCGCTTGACATGCATAACTATTTATTTTTTTAAAAAATAATATAAATTGGTATACACGCTAAATACTATAATAGCAAGTCTACCATTTAAGGAAATATAATGCAAAGATTAGATATTCTAGAAAGAAAAGAAGAAATACTGAATTGGATTACTAATAATGAACCAAAAGCATACATTTGTAAACAATTAAAATGTAAAACTTCTACACTTGAAACCTATCTTAAAAAGTTAAATATCAATTATTCTGGTAATCAAGGAAGCAAAGGCAAAAAATCAGACCCAAAATATATTGATGCTCTTACATATGCCAAAAAAGATTATGTTTCTGCTCACAAATTGAGATTAAAATTACTTAAAGATAAAATTAAAGATTATCGTTGTGAAATATGTAGCATAACTGAATGGAATGGGAAACCTGCGCCATTAGAATTAGATCATATTGATGGTAATCACTATAATAATGATATTAAAAATTTAAGAATTATTTGCCCTAATTGTCATGCACAGACAGAGACACATGCTGGAAAAAGCAAAAAGAAAAAGATTGACAAGAATGTATAATTGATATATATTACTAATAATGCCCCAGTAGTCCAATTGGTAGAGGCGTCGGATTTAGGTTCCGAATGTTGGGAGTTCAAATCTCTCCTGGGGCACCAATCAAATATGCCGCTTTAGCTCATTTGGTAGAGCAATGAACTAGTAATTCATAGGTGATCTGTTCGAATCAGATAAGCGGCACCATTATGGAGGTATGCGAGCAAGGTGCTCAAAGAGTCTTGAAAACTCTGCCACCGCAAGGTTGATGGTTCGATTCCTTGTACCTCCGCCATTTTAGAAAGTAGCAAAGATGTATAAGATGTTTAGAATGTTTGAAAAAATTTTTGATTTTGTTACAAAAGTACTTTGGTTTGCACTTCTTTGCAAGTGGTTATTTTCTGACGTAAATATTACTGACCTTATAAAATAAGCGGATTTCGTATAGTGGTAATACCGCAGCCTTCCAAGCTGCAGCGAGGGGTTCGATTCCCCTAGTCCGCTCCAAAATTTTCCTACCTTCATAAAACCGTTATAAATATTGCATGGGATATTCTATTGCAAAAATGATTGAGTTCGCGCTTTCTTATTTGCTTTCGAATGAATTACTAATAAACAAAACAAGCATGCCAGAATCATCTAGACAAATTATTATTGATTATTTAAATGAACGTATTTCACAGATACGTTCGGAATACAAATGAATTTTCCTACGCTTGATGATATTGAAATAACTTCTACGATAAGTTTAGCACCAGAAAAAACAATAATTAAGATTTGTCCAAGATTTGGTTTTCCATTTTATCCACCACTCACAAGCGAATTTCTTAAAAAATATATTCAAAATCCTCTTAAAAATTGGTGTAATGAATTTTTATCACCATCCTATAGTTTAATTTATAGATATAATGATGGCGACCCATATTGGTCATTATTTCTAAGTGATACTAGTGATTTTAATATTTTTATGCTGCGTTTTGGTGAACATAAACAGTAATAGCATCTTCTACATAATTTTGTTTATGCTCAATTGGTGGATAACTTATTCCTAACTTATCACACAATTCATAATTGTTTTTTACTTCTGTGCAATTATTATTTGCAACAAATTCTTTAATTGCACGATTTTGCAAATTAATCCAATTATACATAATATCACTATTTTTATAAAATGAATAATTTGGGTATGTTATATCAAATCCACCTGCTTTCATCCACCAATTTAGACATAACTGTTCGTTGCGTAGTACACATACTATTGCACTGTTACTAAAATTTTGTGATATAAAGTTAAGGTTTAGAGATAACATATGACTTTTAATAAGTTTAATATTACCGTTAGTAAAAGGTTTTTGTAGTTCTTCTTCAATCTCTTCTATAGAATATTCACTAATTTTATCAAAAAAACTTCCAAACTCCATTTGTGGATCAAAGTAAGAACCAAAATGCAACAAGTTTGTTTTATTATCTACATTATTATAATATGTTCTTGCATCGCTATAATCGCTATGGTCAAAATCATCTGACCAATAGATATTTTTAGCAACACTACTCCATTTACTACCTGGTGCACCAGTTAAAAAACAATATTTCATTTTTTTTCACTTTCTATAGGTGTGCTCTTTTTTCCTTTATAAAATGCCCAATTCAAACTTTCATATCCTACATGAATAGGTGGAGCGCCTGGTTGTCCTACTGTAGAACTTATTTTTTCTTGAAACTTGCTTTTATCTATAAATGGTGCTACTTCTGGCCAGTTTATATCAAACCAATCAGCGTTCCAACCTGAGTTCACTGCAAGATTATGTTTTTTAACAAATTGCTGCATAAGTTTGTGTTCAATTTGTGATTGTCTACACAAATTTTGTGTATTATTATACCACTTATAACTAGGATATTCAATATTCCAACCACCACTTTTTAACCAACCATTATTTGCCATTTCTGGATTTCGTAAATTTAATATAATATCTACTTCTGGTAAATTCTCTGCTATCCAATCTAATTGATAAGAAAACCAGTGACAATTTACTATTCTTAATTTATGTTCGGTTGTTGGTTCGTATGCACGATCAATTTCATCAAATATATGTTGTTTTTTATAATACAAAGACAATTGGTCAAACATTTCACCAATTTCATTATAAGGACCAGCATAAACATTATCTCTATGAGTAGCTGCACAAGGAATATTAGTATTTGCTCGCCATGGTTTTTTATTGCTGCAATCTATAATATTGCTTGCTACCTGCAAATATGTTACAGGCCACCCCCAACAACTACCAGCTACCCCAGTTATAAAAACATATTTCATATCATAAACTCACATAAACTTCAACATCGTTGGCACTATAATTTTGTAATAATGTTGAGTTATGCGGCGTCATAGGTGGTCTTGTAATACCTATTTTTTCACACAAATCCATATTATCATGAATACGAAGAGCGCCACTTGACTTAATAAACTTTCTCATATCAGCATTTTGTTCATCAATTGCTTTTACAACATCATCTTGTGTAGGGAATCTGTCAAAACTTGGATAAGCAATATTGAAACCACCACAACGCAACCACCATCCAAAACAACTGTCATCACTGCGATCACACATAACAATCGGACAATCAGGCCAGTTTTTCCTGATAAAATCTAAGTGATGGCATAAACTATGACCTTTAATAAGTTTAATGCCACGTCCAGTAAATGGTCTGTCGAACTCTGCTTCTAATTCATCTTTGGTAAATGTTTCGAACTTATCAAAGTGCGTTCCATATTCAAGCGTAGGATCAAAATAAACGCCAAAATGTGCTAATTGAGTTTTGCCACGAATTGTTTTATAGTAATCATATTCACGTTTAAAATCGCTTTGATCAATATTGCTTGAAAAATAGATATTTCTAGCAACACTACTTGCTTTAGAACCTGGCGCACCTGTAAGAAAGATATACTTCATTTTTAATTTCCTTTTTAAAAGTAGAGTTGATTTCCCAACTCTACTACTTTGACTAAGTTATACTTCAACTGTTTTACTATGGCGTAATTTTTTAAGAAAAGCATTTGTCTTTTCAGTTTTAACGCCTGTCAATAATAATTGGCAACGAGGAGTCATGCAGCAGTTTGCTGTATAGTGCGGAACATGCAAGTTACTGAATGTGACTACATCGCCAGCACGCCAGTTCTGCCACATATGATTTCCAAATTGAAAAAATTGACCTTGTTCATAATCATTTAGACAGACTAGGATTCTTACTAAATCATCAAGGTCAACACCTGGCCAATTATGATGGAATCCATCAACATGTCCTAAGAATGCTTCGCCAGCGTGTTGAATATGAAGTCGAACTTCGCCCATATCTGTCAAACCGAAAGCATCGGCAACACGTTGAAACACAGGCGCAATATTTCTTTCTACTCGCAAGAATATTTGCTTACTTGGATCAACTCCCATATTAATCATATCATTATATTCACCTATATGATATTTTTTACCTGGTTTAGGACCAGTTCCGTTTCTAGACCAAGCAGTTACTTGTTGAGCACTTTCGATTGCTTCTTGTAATTCGGTTTGCCAGGTAGGTGTAATATGACCTAGACCAATTACAGTATCCCAACGGTAATCTTGAACTTTTGTTGAAAAATGGTAGCTACTTGTTGCTTTGCGGCTTTCCCAAGCCGAAAACTCATGATCCCAGTTCGATGTATTTTCAGGTGTTGCTATCTCTACATTATTTGAATTAGAGACCCATTTCTCCATTTTTTCTAGTGTTTCTGTTTCAGTTATAACTTTCATAATTTTCTCCAACTAATATTAAATTAGTTATTTTTTTTATTTTATAATGACCACAATAAAAGAATGAAGGAGTTGTTTGTAGCAACTCCTTCTTATTAATTATTTCTTGACTAGTTGTGGTTTGTAGACGCTATCTGGCATACCCAGCATATTAATTTCAACCCAGATAAGGTCTTTGTATGCCTTTTCTGTAGTGATTGATTCTAGCGTTTTGTAAGCAACTGCTGCTTCCTTTTCACCGATAAAAATCGGCAATGCACCATTACGTTCTTCTAACTTAGCACGAGTTTCTGGATCGCTTAGAACTGCTCTCCATGCTGTTTGAAGTTTTTCAAGATTTGGGTTACCCTTGTTTACCCAAATACTTTTTTGTAGAACATCACGATATGTGCGAACTAGTCGATAAGCATCATAAAACTCACCACTTGGTTCTACTCCCCAACGTTGCTTGTACAACTGATTTACAGTTGGGACACCAAGAATACTTTTTTCTTCGTCCTTACCAGTCTTCATATCAAGAAGGTCATGAATGAACCAAGTTGTGAACTTGCCTTTACCTTCATCAAACTTCCATTTAACAAACCAGTTTGCAAGACCACCGCTAGTAGCATCTAATTCACCATTATTAAATGCAAGACCGCTGTCCTGATCTGGCATTCCTTTAATATAAGTAACTTTTTGATCAAAGCAAGTCTTATATTCTTCCTTAGTCTTCTTAGGACCGCATACTAGTAGTGCAATTGCCATAGCATCAGCATTACTGCCAGCACCCATCTTATGGCTAATTTTAATATGACTATTATATGGATCAAAACCCGCGTGGATTTCTACCCAATTAGTATATTGTTGCATGCCAACAAGTGACCAATCATGGAAATCATAGGTGCCAGCCTTTTGTGTTAGATATGCTTCTGCTGCACTATTAATAATTTCAGCCATAACGTTATTATCAAAACGATCACTAGCCTGAAACTTGTTAAGACCTGGTAGGTTCCATGCACCTGGTTGATAGTCAATTAATAGGTTTTCACCTAATTTTTGTTTCCAAAGTGGAATAAGTGATTCCATCCAATCCTGTGGTGGATTCTGTGGAGTGATAATTCTGAAATCAGCAAGAGCCTGTGTAGTAAGACCGATTGCCAAAGTTAATCCGAGTAGTAACTTGCGCATATTTTTTTCCTTTCTTAATGATATTCTAATTGCGTTTTACCAAAAAACATTCCATAACCTATTGCCACAACTCCGCTCAATAACAAAAATACTGCTATTGGATGATATAATAATTCAACAGGCTTATACATTTGTAAAAATGTTACCGTAAGCGATTCTAGTCTAGCTGCTAAAACATAGCCAATTATAAAACTAGCACGACTTAATTTTAGAACTTTCATTACTATTCCAAGAACTGCAAAGAATAACAAAACTACATAATCTTCCCACCCACGAGTATATTGCACACTGCTCCATACAATCAGCATAAGCAGCGGAATAACCCAATACTTAAAAGGTATCTTGTTAATATAAACAGCATAACGAATAAACCATAATGCTAAGAATATAGTAATAAACAAACTACCCATATAACCAAAACTTAAACTATCAAAAAATTTCCAGTCTGTCAATATTCTTGTGCTACCCAAATCAAGTCCAACTGAAATAAAAAGTGACATGATAACGGCTTCAAAAGGTGCTGCTGGTATACCTAGCAAGACGGTTGGAATATATGCTGTGCTTTTTTGTGCCAACACACTACTTTCAGGACCAATTACACCTTTGATGTTGCCTTTGCCAAAAGGTATTGTTTCGTTTTTGTTACTAGCAACAACACTGCTATAACTTAACCAATCTACAATTGGACCACCAATACCAGGTAATAATCCAATAACACCACCGATGACTCCGCAACGAAATACTATCCAGCGGTTATGCCAAGTATCCCAAAATCCCTCAAGGATTTGTTTCCAGTTGTCTTTGCTACCTGGCGCTGTGCTTCCCGTTTTCCATAATACAAATAATATTTCTGGAATAGCCATTGTGCCAGCCATCAGTGGTGCCATTTGAATTCCATCTTGTAGGTATAGCCAATCAAAAGTAAATCTAGGACTAGCAGTAAGTGGATTTGTGCCTACCATGCCAAAAAATATACCTAATCCTAATGCAAAAATACCACGTAGCCAATATTTGTTGTTTACAAAGCATATGCAAGATATACTGAGCATTACAAATGACCACATTTCAGGAATGCCAAAATATTTTACAAAACTACCATAATAAGGCAGAAAGAAAAATACTAAAACTCCCCACAATATTCCCATACTGCAACTACTAAAAACAGCAGCACCTAGTGCACGACTTGCTTTTCCTTGCATAGAAAGTGGAAACCCATCAACCATAGTAGCTGCACTTCCACCACCACCAGGTATATTCATAACAATACTAGCAAAAAGATCACCTATTGTGCAACTCACAACAATACTGGTTGTAAAAACTACTAAACCATAGGCATCACCACGAAACAAATCTAAAAAAGAATATATGGTAAGAAGTGCTACACCAGCACCTGCAATTGGTATGATACCAAATATAAAACCGTACATAGTTCCAAAGATACACATAAGTGCTAGATGTTCGTAGTTCATAATCCTATTTCTCTTCTAATTTTAGTTGCAATTATTGCATGAGTTTCAAACTCATGCAATAAATTTTTCACTTCTTTACTAACTCTGCCTTGAACACAGTATCAAAACCAAATGCTTCATGATTCCAACGAACTACTGTTTTTAAAGCACGTTCCGTAGTTTGTTCGTGCAATCTGTCAATTGCTTTATAAACATCATCACCATAAATCCACGGAAATGGTCCAATTTTTTCTTCAATTTTTTTACGAACATCTGGATCATTTAACGTTGCTTTTAAACTATCAATTAGTTTTTGACGGTTTGGATTATCTTTATTGACCCAAAGACTCTTTTGTAATACATCTCGATAATTTCTTAGCAATTCATAACCTTCCCAAAGATCGTTATTAGGAAGTTTGCCCCATTTTGCTTTATAGACGTCGTTATAAACAGGGAATGTTTCTACACTTTTTTCTGAATCTTTTCCTGTCTTTAAATCCATTTGATTGCTTGTATACCAGGTAGTGTTGATTTCCATCGGAAGCAATTGTTGTCGATAGCCAGCATTACCATTAGCATTTACATTCAACTCGCCTTTTTGGTAGGCTAGATTTGCTTCATTTGTTTGCATGCTTGTTACATACTTCATGCGTTCTTTGTAACATTCAAGATATTGTTCAAATGTTTTATCTGGTCCGCATATTTGTAGAACTACACCAATTGCATCAGCATTTGTTGCTGGTGATGGACTATATGGCATACGAATTTTTTCTTTGTAAGGATCAATTGTCTTATTGTAACCAACCGTATTTGTAACGTGGTTTAAACCAAGCGGTGCCCAATGGCTAATATCAAAGTCTGCATTACCTTGTGTGAGAAGTGCTTCTGCTGACCCATTCAAAAACTGTAAAATTACTTTGTTATCAAAACGATCAGTCTTATCAAACTTTACAACACCTGGCACACTCATAGCACCTGGTTGATAGTCAATAACAATAGTTTCGCCTAACTTTTTGCTCCATTCTGGTGCAATAGTTTCAATCCATGGTTGGATTGGTTGTTGTGGAATAATAATTCTATAATCAGCTTTTGCAGAAGTAACAAAACCTAGTGCAATAGCAGATGCTAGAATTGATTTTTTAATATCAAACATTTAATTCTCCTTTATACATATTCGATAGTGCTCTTAGAGTAAATCATACCATACAGTATGGCCACAATACCGCATCCTAAGAGCATTAATGCGATAGGGTGTTTTAATAAATCAATCCAGTCATAAATTGCTATATATTGTCTAGTAAGTGCTTCTACTCTTGGTGCCATTACAAAACCTATTATAAAACTCGCTCGACTAATTTTCAAGTATTTTAAAACTATGCCAAGCGTGCAACACATAGCTAGCATAGCATAGTCTTCCCAACCACCAGTGTACTGAACACAACTCCAAGTTATAACTCCAAGCAGTGGTATTGCCCAATACTTGAATGGAATTTTGTTGATATTAACAGCATACCGAATAAAAATTATAGAAATAAAAAATGTTAATAGCAGACTTAACATATAACTTGTAGTCAAGGTGCTAAAAAATGCCGTATCAGTAAGAATTCTTCTGCTACCTAAATCTAAACCAACACCATAAAGAAGTGACATGATAATAGCTTCAAAAGGTGCCGCTGGTATGCCAAATAAAACAGTTGGTATATATGCTGTGCTTTTTTGTGCTAGAACGCTGCTTTCTGGTCCTATTACACCTTTTATATTACCTTGACCAAAAGGTATTTGCTCGTTTTTGTTACTAGCAACAACATTACTATAGGCTAACCAATCAACAATAGGTCCACCTATTCCAGGTAACAAGCCAACTATTCCACCAACTATGCTACCACGAACTGCTATCCATTTGTTATTCCAAAAATCTAAATAACCTTGTTTAATTTGACTCCACTGGTCATTTCCCTGAGCAATAAAATTACCACGAAAATTAATTGCTTCTAATATTTCTGGCATAGCCAAAACACCTGCCATTAAAGGTAAAAGTTGTATACCTTCTCCGAGATACATCCATCCACCAGTAAATCTTAAACTATTTGTAACTGGATTAGTACCAACTAAGCCTAAAAAAGTTCCTAATAATAAACCTATGATACCACGAACCCAATATTTGTTATTAACAAAACAAATACATGCTAGTGCCATCAACACAAATGCCCAAAGTTCAGGAATACCAAATAGCATCACAACTTTGCTGTAATATGGCAAAAATACAAATACAAGAACACCCCATACAAACCCCATACCACAACTACTAAAAATTGCTGCACTTAGCGCACGTGCTGCTTGTCCTTGTTTACTTAAAGGAAAACCATCAACCATAGTGGCAGCACTACCACCACCGCCCGGTATATTCATAACGATGCTTGCAAAAAGATCACCAACTGTGCAACTTACAACTATAGCAGTTGTAAATGCTAATAAATTATATGCATGACCTTGAAAATAATTTAAAAAGCCATAAAGTGTAATTAGTGCGGTTGTTGCGCCAGCAATAGGTATAATACCAAATATAAAACCAAAAAGAGTGCCATATAACGTAAGCAGTAATATTTGTGGGTCTAAAGTCATAATCCCATCTCTTTTCTAATTTTAGTTGCACTTATTGCATGTGTTTCCGCATCAAATACTTCTTGCTCAATTTTGTACCCAACATCACGACCATATGTAATGTTAACAATATTTGGAACAAGTTCAACTATAAAATCGTGTTTAAATTTATATCCTTGCAATTCTAACTCTTTAATGATGCGTTCTTTGACAAAGTTGTAATCAAAAGGATTATTATCTGTTCCGCCAACATCACGAACCATGATCATTACTTGACCCGTCTTAGAATGCGCTCTCTTAAATAACGCAAGATGACCATCATGCCATGGTTGCCAACGTCCTAGCATTTGCACAGTTGGTTTTTTATTTTCCCACAAAATTTCGTTCTCCCCAAAATAATGCTTTAAACCAACTGGGTTTTTCATCTAAATCAAGCTCTTCTGCGATAACTTTTGACCAAAATTCTGAGTTTTGTGTATCAACTCGCCAGTTATAATTTTCAGGCGGCACAAACATTTTATTTGTATCTTCAAATCTACCAGTAGTAATTGTATCAACCCAAATTGTGGTAGCAGGCCCGAAGGCCGCACGAGTAGCTGGTGTGGGACATATAAAATCTGCAACTGCCCACGAACCTGCTGCCACAATTTGATCACATAACCAACCCATTCTACGGGCTTGTTCTATACGATCAGCCTCACTAAATCCTAAATGACTATTCAATCTAGCACGCACTGCATCTGCATTCCAGTGGACAGCCTTTAGTTTTTTAGCAAGATCACGAGCCAAAGTCGTTTTACCCGAACCTGGTAATCCCATGATTAGAATTTTTTTGTTGATAATTGCCATCTAGTTACTTCTTTCTTTTCTCAAATCAAGATTTCTGCCGTATGTTTTGCTTTTTTCAAAAATGCACGTGTTTTATCAGTAATGACACCAGTTGTGAATAATGTTACTCGTGGTGATAGTCCACTGTTTGCTGTATAATGCGGCACATGTTTATTTGAAAAAGTATGGATATCACCTGCTCTCCAAAACTGATAACAGTGGTTACCAAATTGAAAAAATTGTCCTTGCTCATAGTCTTTAAGCATAACACCGATACGTATCAAATCATCTAAATCATGATCTGGCCAATTATGTTCAAATCTATCAACATGACCAATAAATGCTTCGCCTGTAAATTGAATATGTAATCTGCTTTCGCTATCTCCTAAACCAATCATATCAACCATCTTGGCAAATGTAGGTGAAAGATTAGCATTTACTCTAAAGATTGTCATTTCTGGATCGGCACCAACTGCTGCAAAATCATTACGTTCTGCATTATTGAACTTTACTTGACCACTATATGGGTTACGATCTCCACGATATGCCCAGTCTTCTCGACGATTAGTAATATTGACTGGCTTAGCAGCAGAAATAGCTTCATTTAATTCATCAGTCCAATCACCACCAAATTTTCCTAGACCAACGACTGTATCCCATCGCATATCACGAATTGTAGTATCATAGTGATAAACGCTATTATCTTTGCCATATTGCCACGCACTTGGCACTTTTTCAAACTCATTTTTATCTAACATTTTTTACTCCTATACTTGTTTTCAACTTATACAAGTTGAGGAAGCGAGTCCATGGACTTGGCTTTTTTGGTGGGAGATGGACAAGTATAGTATGCCTTGTCCATAAACCCGCTACCACAACTTGGCATAATAAAATTATTCATTTGATTTACCTTCTTGCACTGTAACACTTTCATTTGTTACGAGTTTTATAATATTGTTTTTATTCTTTTCATCACGCAATTTATTTCCACGAGAACGTACAATAGCATCTACAAATGGATTTTCAGCGTGAGTTACATATTTTGCATTTGCATCTTCACGCAAAATGTGTTCTACGTGTGGATTTTCATAATCAATAGGAAAGTCTAACCACTTGGATAGTGATTCAAGATAACTTTGGCGATAAAGATATAGCAGTTCTGTGCTTAAGAAAAATGGTGTAGCAGTTAGTAGTCTATGCACAACTTGTGTCATAACACCAAAACTAGGCGACCCACGCAGACGAGTTTGTTGCTTAGTTAGAATATTACGATCACGCCCAATTACACCAACGATAACTTCTATGCCTAACTTTTGAACATGTTCTGCAAAACCATCAATATCAGGAATTGAAAGTTTATTGCTCTTCCAATATGGCAAACTTGCACTTACTACAAGATAATCTTTGTCACCCATAATTTCTTCTGTAATAGCAGGAATATCTTCCCAAATATGGATATGTGGTTCACGGTAATGTGGTATCAAATAATTTTCGGGATCACTTTCGTCTAGCAGTTCTTCCCAACCATTAACATCCTTGTGTAGCGCAAAGACTTTGCTCCATAAATGGTTACCGCTGCCTTGAGGACCAACTAAAAGTAAGATTTTTTTATTTTTTTTGACTGAACTCACAAAAAATTTCCTTTTTTTATTTTTTTTCTTATATTACTTAGAAAAATTTTTGAATTTGAAAAATTTTTCAGAAGTTAGTAATATTATTTATAACAGGTTTTAAAAAATCAGTCAATATTAGGATAAATAAATGATGAACCAGAAAATTTATAATCTACTAGTAAAAAATCTAAAAGATGCTTTCAAATTACCAAAATATGAGAAGATTCGTGAAAGCATCAACCAAAACACAGTTCTTGGTGACTTACCTTGGACACCAAAAAAGTATGAAAAGTTTATTCAAGAAATTTCACAGCACTTTCATAGTATTGATTTAGAGTTCAAAGGCACGATTAGTGAACTTACAAATGATATAGATGCAAAATATCGCACTCGTGTATGGGGTGGTGAGATGTGGAAACCACGCACAGAAATCTATCGTTTTACAGGTTGGAACATTGTGAAAGAAATTAATGACCTTAATCCACGCGCTGTGCTAGATGTTGGATGCGGTTTTAATCAATTCAAACCACATATTAAAAACTTAATTGGTATTGATCCTTATAATCCTAATGCAGACTATATGGTAGATATTTTAGATTTTGTTGCAAAACCTGAAAGTTTTGATGCTATGATTATCTTTGGTAGTCTAAACTTTTATGATTACGATTGGGTAGCATCACGATTTAAAAAATGTTTTGAATTGTTGGCACCAGGCGGACGTGCATTTTGTCGTGGTAATCCATTTAATACTCCACCACGTGAATGGATTGAAGTATTTAATTGGGACTTTGCTAGTGCGGTTAAGATTGCAGAGGAAAATAATGTCACGCTAGAGACTTGGAAACAAGACAACGGCGACAGATTTTACTTTGTATTTCACAAACCTAAAAAGTAACAATAATTCCCTACAATAAATATCTTGTAGGGATTATTATGCCAAGACTTAGTTTATACCGTGAAAATCATAGCAACGATTTTAAATTTCAGGATAATCGTATTCGTGAAGTTTTTACTGCTGGTGGTGTAGGTATTAATGTACACAAATATCTTGGTCCAAAAGATCAAGGTCAATCAAACGATTATACTCAACCACAATATAGTTCCGTAAGCGAAAAAAATATTCAAGACTTATTATTTTTGGAAAATCGTGACCGTGCATATGAAAAAAACGTTTATGCATTACGTGGACATTATACTATTCAAGATAATGACTTTAACTTGAGTCAATTTGGTTTGATGGTTACTAACGACACGTTGTATATTACATTTCACATTAATGATATGAGTGAGCGTCTTGGTCGTAAAATTATGGCTGGCGATGTTTTTGAGTTGCCACACTTGCGTGATTACAATCCACTTGATACAACTATACCTGTTGCACTTAAGAAATTTTATGTAGTTCAAGAAACAACACGTGGTAGTGAAGGTTACGGTCCTACTTGGTGGCCACATTTATGGCGTTGTAAAGTTGTGCCCATGGTTGATAGCCAAGAATATAGTGATATTCTTAACGAAGAACAATATCGTGCTGATGGCACACCAACTGGCAATACACTTGCTGATTTCTTAAGTGGTTATAATAAAAATATTGATATTAATAATGCAATTATTGCACAAGCACAAAGCGATGTACCTACAAGTGGATATAGTGTAAATTCACTTTATATACTACCAACTGCTGACGGAATTAGTCCAGTAACTGTTATTGCTGGTTATCTAACAGGAGACGGTCAAGCACCAAATGGATTGCCTGTCACAGTTGATACTGCTTTTCCACTTAACCCACAAGTAGGTCAATATGTGTTACGCACAGATTATGTACCATCAAGATTGTTTCGTTATGATGGTGTAGTATGGAAAGCGATACAAGATGTTCAACGTGCAAATATTACTGGTGCAAATAGTAATACACAACTTGGAACATTTATTAATAATAGCGCAACTGTAAAACTTGCAAACGGCTTTGCTATACCTAGTAGTCAAACACTAAGTAATCTATTCAATTTAACGCCTGATAATCTAGGATAATAACGTGGGTCAATATTTTTACGATAAGCAAATTCGCAGATTCTTAAATCAATTCATAAGAATATTTGATGAAATGTATGTTGAATTTGGTAAAGATACTACGGGAAATCCTATATTAAAACGTGTTCCTGTTCGTTATGCTGATACAAATCGTGTGGTTAGTAGCATACTTAAAAACAACAGCGATGTAACAACTCTTAATGTTCCCATGATGGTATGTTATATTAAAGAAGTTGATTATGATAGACAACGCATACAAGAACCAAAATTTGTTGATAGTAAAAGTGTGCGAACACGTGCAGTTGATCCATTAACTGGTAATGTTACTACTCAACAAGGACAAAACTATACACTACAAAGACTAATGCCAGCACCTTATCGCTTAACTGTTGTCATGGAATTATGGACTAGTAATTTTGATCAAAAAGCATCGCTATGGGAACAAATTACTTGTATGTTCAATCCTGACATGGAATTACAAAGCACGAGCAATTACTTTGATTGGACTAGTTTAAGTTATGTTATATTAACAAATACAAAATGGACAACACGTGATATTCCTATTGGTGCAGATGATCCTATTGATGTAGCAACCCTTACTTTTGAAATGCCTATATGGATGAGCACGCCAGCAAAAATTCAACGTCTTGCTAGTATTTCTAGTATAGTTGCTACAACATATGATGCGCAAGGTAATCCACAATTAGCACTAGAAGAAGCCATAAACCAAATAGGAACACGACAATATTTTACACCGACTGGTTATGGTGTAATTGTTAATGGCAGTAATGTAAGTTTGTATCCACAAGGTGGACCACTATTAAACAATACAAACTATAATATACCATCAACAAATGCTAATGCAATTGCTTGGGCACCAGTAATAAACTTATTTGGAAATATTGCTAACAATTATAGCATGATGTATTTGACAAATAGTACAACAGAACGTTTAGTAACTGGAACTGTTGCTTATGATCCTACAAACGAATATAATTTAAAATTTACTGTTGATTCAGCAACAATACCAACAAATATACTTCCTAGTGTAAATGCTATTGTTGATCCTAGAGTAAATGGACCAGGCATAGGATTGCCAGCAGCATCAATTGGTCAGCGTTATTTGGTAGTAAATTCACTTGGCGGCGCGACACTAGGCAACGGTGCTGCTGCTTGGCAGAATGCAAATACATCTATTACGCAAGCACAACCAAATGATATCATTCAATATACAGGTAATGCTTGGATAGTTTCATATCGTCCTAACGCAATAAGTAATGCAAGTTATGTTACTAACACGTTTAGTTCACACCAATATGCATGGAATGGCAGCAGTTGGGTAAAAAGTTGGGAAGGTTCATATAGTGGTGGTTTTTGGTCAATAGTAATTTGATTGTGCACAACTTGTGTGTTATTCTACTTGTATGAAAAATAAAAAGACAGTTATAAACCGTGATTTAACAGCAGTAGGCGCACTCTTTATAAGTGTTAGTAGCGAGTGTGCACTTTTTTTATTACGTGATCAAGATACATATAGTAACACTTGGTCACTTGTTGGTGGTAAACTTGAGTCAAACGAAACACTCTATGGTGGGTTGATTAGAGAAATTAAAGAGGAAATAGGTTTTGAACCTACAATCTTAAAAGTTTTGCCTATAGAATATTTTCAATCACCCGATGGACATTTTAATTATCATACATTTGCTGTAATTGTTCCAACTGAATTTATACCAACACTTTCAAAAGAACATAAAGGATTTGCGTGGTGTAAATTAGATAATCCACCAAAACCGCTGCATCCTGGTTTATATCGTAGTTTGCAAAATAAAGTAATAAAAGACAAACTATCTACTATAAAAAATATATTAGAAATCGCCTTCTAGTATTGCACCACGCACACTTATTTCATGAAAGTTTGGTAAATTGTAAAGTTCTTGACTAAAGTCATACGTGTGTAAATTACGTACTCTATAAAACTGCACATTACTGTATGTGTAAACTACATTTGTTAAATGTGCTATGTGTTTTTGAAATCCAAAATCATTAGTTTCATAGCCAAGAGTGCCGTTATAAATGTTGAAATGCGCATCATCGCTGCCATCAAAACCAAATAAAAATACCTTTTTTGCGCCATCAAATGCTGCCAAGTAAGCAGCAGTGCTGCCACTATCCATATACCAAATGTTAGGAATTAAGTTACAATTGCGATATGCTAACCATAAATCATTTGGTAAAAAAACTTTTGTATAATCTATTGGCGCGCTATCTGCAAAGAAAATATTGGTTTTCCATATGTAATAATCAGCAGGCGTGTCACGATAAGCAGCGTTACAGGCATAGGTTGTTTTATAACCTTCTGCAACTCTAATATTATTTTGATTTAATAATAACTGCACATCAGGTTCTAAGCGACTGATACCATTTCCTAATACGATAGCACTACTTACATCACGATCAAATGGAAAATCTCTAGGTTTCACAAGTAATGATTGTAATTGCTCATCTTGCACATATGTAACAGGTTCGCCTGTATAATTTCTACGGTAAATCGGTTTTTGTAATAGCGGCATACAATTATTTATAGTATTGGGATTTCGCTTGGGAAGTCTGCAAGATTATATTTTTCTTGGCTAAGTTGTGTTGAAACATAACGATTGCTTTCTGCATCAAGTTCATAGTTTTCAAGTTCAAAATCTGGATAATTACCACTTGCCTTCCAAGTTGCATATTCTACGAAATGACGATTATGCACATCTTGTGGAATATGCCATCCGTTTTCATTATCTATGAGTGTTCCATGCCAAGTTAATGTATATTTTGTCATTTATTACTCCGATAAAAATATTTATAGGAAAAAATATTACTTTCTACCGATATGTATATTATCTTTAAGATATTTGTAATGCGTTGGTAATGTTTCAATATATGCCAACACTTCATCACGATGTTCTAACCACTTGTTATAAACATCTTCGCGATAATTCAATGGTTCGCCATATTGTCTATCTAAGAAATCACTATGAGTTGAATCAATTGGATTTAACCCCATACCCGCATAGATATAAACTATTCCACCAATACCAGTAGTCTGCATTCTACGTTCACGATGAGTTTGTAGTGCAAGTTCAATATAACCATTGTAAAGTTTTGGTTCCATTTTATTCATTTCGGGACTAAAACTATTGCTTGTTACTGCTTTCCAATATGGTGTATCATCACGCATACTTAAAGCATAATGTTCACTGACAAAATCTTTAAATCCTGTAATCTGTTCTTGAAGTGCATGATTAAACATATCAACATCAAATTTACTAACAACACCATTACGCTGTTTTAATGCGTTTACCATTTTAATAATGGCTTCGTGAGTAAGCATTAAACCTGTTGACTCAAGTGGTTCAATAAATCCATTTGATAAACCAATACCAACAACGTTTCGTTCCCATGCACGAGCATGCACACCATGACGAATTTTAATATGTCTAAGTTCTGCTTGTTCGGCACGTTTTGCTTCTGGATAAACCATACGGTTACTTGCTAAATGTTTACGAAACTGTGCTTCGGCTTCTGCTTCAGTTGCATACTTGCTACTATAAACATAACCAGTTCCAATTCGGTTAAACAGTGGAATATTCCATACCCACCCACATTCAATTGCTGTGCAACTGGTATAATTTTCCATTTCCTTATCTTTATCAATATAAGGAATAATTGTTGCAATAGCACGGTCGTTAAAAAGAGTATCACCAAAACTTTGAAACTCTACGCCCATTGCGTTTTCAAGCAGCATGCTCTTAAAACCTGTGCAATCAATATACAAATCTGCAATTAAATCACCGCTATTTTCGGTTTGAATTGCACTTATATCACCATCATCAGTTTTAGAAAATCCAGTTACGTTATCTTTAATATGTGTCATGCCGCTTGGCAAACATACGTGATCACGCAGATATATTCCGAATGCAGTTGCATCCATATGATATGCAGTATCTAACCAGTGACGAAATCCACGAATTTTTCCATTTTCGTTTTTAGTCATTTTAGTTTTATCAGTCATTAAAATACTATCATGAAAAAATTCAGCAAAGTTGCTTGGATCAATATTTGGATTATTTGCACGAATTAAAAACCAATCCATTAATCCACGAGGTTTTTCACTAACATCAAATATACCAAATGGGTAATGGAACATATGTGGTTTTTTAGTTGGATTTTCACGAAAATCTATAAATTTTATACTTGTTTTGTATGTTGCATTACAGTGAGGCATCCAATCTTCATCTTTTAAACCAATAAAATGAAAATACTGATTTATATGCCCAAGTGTCGATTCACCAACACCAATCGTTGAAATGTTTGGAGATTCTACAAGAGTTAATTTAATATTTGGAAGTTGCTTAGCAATTGCTGCTGCGGTCATCCAACCGCTGCTTCCACCACCTACAATACAAATTGATTTGATATGTCTGCTCATACTGGTATATAGTTAACTGTTAAAACTATTCTTTTATTATAAGTTGTAGGAGTGCTACTGCTGTGGTAATATTTACCATCAAATACAAATAATCTATTTTTCTTTGGAGTGCAACGTTCTGCAATCGTAAAATTAGTAGTTTCTAATGTCTTTCTATGATCGAAACCAATATCCTCTGACCACGTTTGATCATAACACACTGTATCGCCATCTGCATCACAAATATAATAACATGCTGTTACATGTTGATAAAAGAAATCAACATGTGGTTCGTTGATGATAGATGTTGTTTTATCAACTCTGTTTATTAGACCAATTCTCATACGTAATAAGGTATTAATTGCTTTTCCACTTGCTTTTTCTATACTATAAACTATTGGTTTAAAAAATGGATAAAATTCACTAGTAATTCTATTTTCCATGTCATACAAAACATGCGTTAAACCAGGTGTTCCATCTGTATCACCATAAGTTACATCGTCTACATAAGCCCAAGTAAACCCTTTTCTTACAATATCAAGTTCAAGGTCATTTGCATATCCATCTGGTAACAAATTATCTACGATTAAAATATCATCCATTAAAAAACCTTTCGTAATTGTAGTGCGCTATCTATATCTTGCATACCAAAAGTCCTCTCACATTCATGACAGTCCCAACATTGGTTTTTACAACTTGTTAAAATCTTTTCTAAACGATTTCCGTTTTCTGTGCTCCAAATACCAGTATAAGTTTTGTAAGATTTTTCCCAATTATTTTCTGTATGTCTAATATCAATCCAACCAGGTATCCAATCATGGATAGGAGCCAAATTGTTTTCTATAATTTCCTCAAAACTGTCAGCATATACTGTTTCATCTTTGTAACTAACTCGCTGCCCAAATTTTGTTCTGTTATCATAATACCATACTGCACGAATATATTGCGCATCCTCTGGTTTCTGCATAGGTTTAGTTAGTCTACCACTAAATTTAAAAATATCTACTAAATCAGCAAATTTTAAGAACGTATCGCTATTATTACTAATAATATTAATTCCTGATCTTGGCAGTTCAGCAAATTCAACCTTTCCTCGCCAACCATGACATGTTAAATGTGCTGGTCCGCTAAAGTATTCTGTGCTTATAACTTCACCAACGCTATCATGTTCTTTTTTAAAAGGACAATGGTAAATGCAGCCTTCACTTACTAACAAACTTGTAAGTAATTTCTTTTTAGGGTTAAGTGAATTAAGATAATTTTGCGCCTTACGTATTTTTTTAAGTTCTTTAATATTACGATTTAAACTGCGATCAAGTAATATTGTATTATATCCAAGATATGCATAATCTACAAATTGCTGAGCATCACTTACAATTTGATTCACAGTGCTTTTCCAACGCATTTCAGGACAACGTTCTTGTAACCAACCACTTCTCATTATATGTTCGCTACTCATAGTGCAACTACGTAGCCCACGATCATAATAACTTCCAATCCATTCAACGAATTGTTGTGTTATTGTTGGATCAAAAGCAACTTCGTGCGGAACTTCAACTGTATTAAACGTTAAACTTATTTCTACGCCAGTTTCTTCTTGTAACTTAAACAAATAATCAACTTGCTCATCACTTGCTTCAACACCCATAGGGTTTCCACAACGTTTTGATTGACCATTATATTCATAACAAAAATATTTTCCAAAATAAATGTCATGTATATTTTCTAAAAACTTTGGTGAAGCATTTCGCATCAAATTATAAAACATAGATGCATACACACCATGAAACCTATCATAATGACCTATACTAAAGCGACGATTAAAATTCATATTTTACTTATGGCACAATTATTGAGGTGAAGAATTTGACATCATGGCTGCATAGTCTAAGTTCCACTGATGAACCTTTGCTGGATCATCTTTTGGAATTGCGCTTTTTACACCAGTTATATGTTGAAACCACGCACCATCAGTTGAAATACTGCCATTTGCCACTAATTCATGATAAAGCATATCAAGCTGATCACCAGGTGATTTATACGCTATTCCACGAGCAACACGATAAGCATTCTGAGCAAAACCTGGAACAGAAAGTGGATCATATTTTATAACTATGTTATTTTCTGTATCCCAAATATCCATATGTGTTGTTCCATCAGGAACATCTACCCACTGAAAATTTGAATGAACTTCAAATTCTTGACCTGGTTGCACTACTTCACAGATACGACCTGGTTCTTGATTGTGTAATAATGCTTTTAACATTTGTATTCTCCTATTGATATGAATAAACTATAACTACACCGTTTTCGCCGTTGTAACCAGTATTACTGCCTTGTGTTCCATTTGCTAATCCACCAGGCCCACCTGCGCCTGCTGCACCGTTATATGGTTTTCCCATATAACTACTACTTAAATTACTGTGATTTCTAATAAAAATACTACCACTTCCAAAATAACTACCGCCACCTTTTCCACCAGGAAAATGTCCCACGCTATTTGTATGTCCTGTGCCTGCGCCACCCAATATATTTACTGCGCCTCCACTACCAATACCACCATGACCACCGCTATGTTGATAATATGTGTTAGCACCGCCGCCACCTGATGCTGTAAAATAACTACCAAAACTTGTAGTTCCTCCACTGCCTCCACCAGCATAATAGTTTACACCACCACCTCCGCTACCAATAGTAACAGAAACAGATGTTAGAGAAGTTACATCAAGCACTCCCTCACAATAACCGCCAGCAGCACCGCTTTCGCAATAACCTGCGCCACCGCCTCCTCCTCCCACCAACTTTACTACAGCTTTGGTAGCACCTGTTGGCTTAGTCCATGTTCCACTGCTTGTAAAAGTTTGAACATTTAATAATCGGCCTGTGTCTTTTCCTGCACGAAAACTTGTATTTTGTGCTGTTCCATCGCTGTAAATTATACTATTTTCAGTTAATGTTACTGACATTTTTTATCCTACTTATAAGCGTAAACTATACACAAACCACTTGAACCTGTTGTTCCAACAGTTCCATCACCATCACATTCATTACCACATGCTCCACTACCTGGTGCTTGACTTATGTTATGAGAATTATTTTGATGTCTTTTTACGCCACCGCCGCCACCAAAAAAAGTTGCTCCACCATAACCTGTTTGACTATGGCTTCCATGATTCAAATGACCACACCCTGTGCCTCCATATAATTGAATACTGCCTCCGCTACCAATACCTCCAGCACCACCCCCATGTTGAATATTTTGGTTTGCTCCATAACCACCCGTCGCACTCAAATATGAACCAAAACTCGTAGTTCCTCCTGTGCTAGCAACATTATAATAAGTTACGCCACCTCCACCGCCGCCAATTGTTACACTTATAGTTGATCCTGCGGTAACTGAAAATAATCCCTCACCATATCCTCCGCCACCTCCACTTTCACAATAACCAGCACTACCGCCACCTCCGCCAACAAGCTGAACATAAACATTGCTGCAATTTGCTGGAACTGTGTATGTTCCGCTTGATGTAAAAGTTGTTATGTTTATAAGAGCACCTTTATTGGTAGTTTGCGAACTATCACTACTACCATCACCATATGTTATACCCGTGCTTGTAATAGTTATTGCCATTCTAATTCCTTATTTGTATGCATATACAATAACAATTCCACCATATCCACCTCCACCAGTTGAACCACCAGCACCATCTGAATTATGCGGAGTTCCACCTGTGCCTGGTGCTCCAGTTCCTATATGGTCTCCACTGCTGTGACGTCGACTTGCTGCACCACCAAAATAACTTAACCCACCTCGACCAGCGGGTCCACTTCCATGATGGTTTCCGTGTCCTGTTCCACCACCACCATATGCTTGAAATACGCCACCACTGCCAGCACCACCATGGCCTCCAGTATGACTATAACTGCTATTAGAACCATTTCCGCCGCTTGCACTTAAGTAGGAACCAAAACTTGATGAGCCGCCTGCACCGCCCGCAGCATAATAATTTACACCGCCGCCACCACTACCAACAGTTACACTTATAGTTTGACCACCACTAACATCATTTACATATCCCTCTGCATATCCACCAGCACCACCAGCTTCACAATAGCCTGCACTGCCTCCACCACCGCCAACTAACTTTACATATAGTTGATTAGTACCAGTAGGCACTGTATAAGTTCCACTTGAAGTAAAAGAAGTTATACCTATAAGCAATCCATGATCAGCAGCGTAACCACTTGTAGATTGTGAGGTTGCATCACCATACACCATAGCTTGTTCTGCATATGCAATTGCTTGCAGCATTTCACCATAGCTTAAAACACGGTTATAAGCCAATACATATTCTACTTCACATGTGCTAAATTCAGATGATCCTGCCCAACACCCAATGCAAAGACCGTTTGGTCCAGCAGTTCCACTACTATTGCTAACTTCTAAAACACCATCAGTATAGAAAGAATAGTTGGCACCAGCAGTATCAGATGTTCCTACATAAGTTTTGAAAAGTTGATCGCTTGGTCCTATACCAGGTGACGTTATCCAACCCAATGCATAAAAAGCATTTGCAGTGCCGTTCCAGTGTCCCAATAACCAATTATTACTGTAGGCAGTAATAACTCTGCCTCTTGTTGCTCCACTATATCTACTTTTTCCAATTATTGTTGATGTTCCACTGCTTAAATTTAAAGTGTTATAAGCATATTGGTTTGAGCCATTAAATTGTAAAACATTGCCACTTTTTGTTGGACTATTGACAAGCGTTAAGTTGTTACCGTTACCACTTAAATCTGTCCAAGTTGTGCCACTTGAATAAGATTTTGCATCAACATAACAAACTAAACCATTCGTAGGTAATGCTCCACCTAATGCTACAGTCATTTACAGACCCTTCAACTTATCTACTTCCTCTTGCAGATTATTTACTTTAGCACTTAGTTCTTTGATTGCTTCTACAAGCAGTGGAGTAAGTTTTTCATATTGGATAGTAAGATAACGCTCACCAGTACGACTTCCGCCTATACCATCCATGTCAAACGGCGCAATCTTTACGATTTCTGGCAGCACAGCTTCGACATCTTGTGCAATAACACCAACTTGACGACTATAATCTTGATAACCAAAATTTTCTGCAAATTTGTTTTGAGTATAAAACATTCCTCTAAGTTTTTCAGTCTTCATTAATGCTTGGGTAATTGGTTCAAAATTTTCTTTTAATCTTAAATCACTATAAAAAGCAGTTATACTATTTGTGCAAGTAATTTGTCCAGTAGTTGAATTTGGAGTTGTACCTACACCTATACTTGTTGCTTGCAAACTTGCACTTATTGTAGTTGCACTACTCAAACTTGTAGTACCACTAACAGATAGAGTGCTGCTTAGTGTAGTAGCACCGCTTACACCTAAAGTTGAACTAAGTGTAGTTGCACCAGTGACACCAAGTGTAGAGCTTAGTGTAGTTCCACCAGTAACACTTAATGTTCCACTTACACTACTGCCAATAGTTCCACTTCCACTTGTTGATTTTGTCCAACTTCCTAGTGCAGCACTATAGGTATAAACTACACCATTTATTGTTGTTGTTTGACCATCACTTGGACTAGTTGGAAATGACATTAGTATCTACCTACCGCTATTTCAATTTTACGAACGCTGCTATCTGTTATTATGTCCATGCTTTTGCCTATTACACATCCAACTTCATATTTTAAATTATTTAATGCACAAGCAATACCAGTTTCTTCGCTACTTACTAAAACAGTACCTTTATTTACGGGTCCACGAACTAAACAAGGAACACGACCAGTTAGTGCAATAGGCAACCAATTATCTGTTTCAAAATTATCATTCATAAGATAGGCAGGATTTGTTGATACAACACCAGCAATACGTGTATCGTGACTTTGATTTGATATTGTAACATCAAAATCGCCACCAAAAATCATAACTGTGCCTGGTGCATAATAATCATCACTATGATACATTTCTGCCAAGTCAGCATATTTTGCTGTGGTTGATGTTCCACTAAATGTAACAGCATAGATGGCGTTAAAATAACCACCACTTGCACTACCTATATTAATAGAAGCATTTGAGCTTGGAACAAATGTTTGGGTTATATTGGAGATTGCTGCACTTGTTATTGTTGCTGTAGAAGCGGTAAGGTTAGAAAAGTTATTTGTGGTACTACTTAAATCTAGCCAAAATTTATTACTTGCGGCATCTTGCACATATTCGTAAAGAACATCGCTATTACCTTTATACCAGAAATCACCAACACTAGCGCCTGATGGTGCTGTGTTGCTTGTTGTAAAGTTTGCACCAGTTTTAAGTGTGCTTCCATTAGAATAATAATATGCACCACTATAAGTTGCAGTATTAGCAATATGATTTGCAGCATATACGTTAGCAGTTTGCGCAGTTATATTACCACTTGATGTTAATCCTGTTAAGGTACCAATGCTTGTAATATATGGTTGTGCGTTAGTAGCAATAATTCCAATAATTGTGCTACCTGTATTACCTATAGTATTACCATTAACTGTAACTGCAGATAGAGTTCCGTAAGTAATTGTAGTAGTGCTTGGTGTAATGATATTGCCATTTTCATAAATGCGCATGGCTTCAACAAGTGAAGAGCCATTATAAGTGCTAAACACTAACTGTCCAACGTTTGTTGCAGTTGCACTATTTGTTACACTAATACGTGCGCTATTAACAAGACTATTACCACCTGGAATTTTATCAACAAAGTCAATTTTGCTTTGGATACCGCTACCGCTACCGCTACTGCCTTGTATTTCAAGTGCACCAACGCCAGTAACCTGAGAACCAGTATCGCCAAGACGTGCGCCCATAATAGTAAGATATGCACTACTACCAGGTATCAATCCAATATTTTGCACACCCGTAAGTGTAGTAGTTGAACCAATTAAAATATTAGCAGCATAAATGTTACCACCAACGCCTAAACCACCAGCAAGAACTAACGCACCAGTTGAAGTTGATGTGCTTTGAGTTGTACTATTGGATACAAGATTACCACTTGTTAGATTATATTGTAGGTATGTTGCACCAGTAAATGTTCCGCTGTTATTAAACTGCACCATAGTATTGCTACCACCAGGTGTTCCACTTCCGCCACCACCACTACTATATGCTGCACCGTTTGACCAATATACGCCACTTGTAGTAACAAGATTTCCAACTGTCGCAACACTTGGAACAGTAAGTGCACCAGCATCAGTCAAGTTGAAAATATTATTAGTATATGCACTATTAATTACTTGGAATGAACCAGCATTATCTATACGGAAATATTTGTTTGGGTTTGTTGCAGCACTATAGGTGTTTTGTAATTTTAGAAAATCAAGATATCCTGTGCCACCTTGACCATAAACATTACCAACAACTGTAAGTGCACTTGTTTGTGCGGTGCTACCAGTTGCAATATAAATGTTTGCATAATTGTTTAGTGTGGTATTTCCACTTGCAGTTAGCGTAGTAAATGCACCGCTATTTGGTGTATTAGCACCAATTGCACCAGTTAGGTAACCAACTATCTGTCCGCCATTTACTGTAGTTACGTTACCAGCAGTAAGTGCACCTGTATAAGTTGGTAGATATGAAGCAACATTACTATTGCTGTATGTACCTGTGATACTATTTGCAAGTGAAACACCATTTGCCCAGTAGAAATTTGGACTATATGTTGCAGTATTGGCAACAAAATTACCAGCACCAATATTACCAACTACGTTCAGGCTACTATAAGCACTTATATTGCTGCTTGCAGCGAGTGTAGTAAATGAACCGCTATTAGCAGTATTTGCACCAATGGCACCATTAAAGTAACCCACTATTTGACTAGCACTAGTAATAGTTCCTTGTGCAACGATTGTGCTTGTAGCTGTAACAGTTGTAAATGCACCGCTATTTGCTACGTTAGCACCAATTGCACCAGTTAGGTATGCAGTTACTTGACCACCACTATTAGTTGTTAAACTGCTTGGGCTTAATGTTCCAGTATAAGTTGGAAGATATGTAGCAACGTTACTATTGCTGTACAGACCAGTGATAGTGCTTGTAAGTGAAGCACCGTTGCTCCAATAGAACTGACCACCATAAAGCGCAGTGTTGCCGATTACGTTAGCAGCATATACGTTTGCAGTTTGAGCAGTAATATTGCCACTACTGCTAATACTACTTGCGGTAACAGTTGTAAATGCACCGCTATTAGCAGTATTAGCACCAATCGCACCGTTAAAGTAACCAATTATTTGACCAGTACCAGTTATAGTGCCACTTGCAGTGAGGGTAGTGAATGCACCGCTATTTGGTGTATTTGCACCAATAGCACCAGTGTGATAACCATTTAACTGTCCACCACCACTTGTAGTGAAACTTGGACTTGTTAGCGCACCTGTGCTTGTGATATTACCTTGTGCAGCAGTAGTTAAGGTACCAGTAAGTAGCGCACCACTGTTTCCTAATACGCCTGCCTGTATTTGGTTTGCAGCAATGGTACCAGTTGAAGTAAGAGAAGTTAAGGTGCCAACACTTGTAATGTTACCTTGTGCTGCGGTAATTAGTGTGCCTTGTAGCAACGAGCCACTATTACCGATTAATCCTGCCTGCAATTGGTTGGTCGTGGTAGTACCAGTGACATTAAGTGCAGTTAATTGTCCAACACTTGTAATATTACCTTGAGAAGAAGTTGTAAGCGTTCCTGTTATAAGTGCTCCACTATTACCTAAAACGCCTGCTTGTACCTGATTTGCAGCAATAGTACCAGTTGAAGTAAGAGAAGTTAGTACACCAACCGAAGTAATGTTACCTTGTGCCGCAGTAATTAAAGTACCTTGTAATAACGAACCGCTGTTACCAATCAAACCTGCTTGTAACTGATTAGTTGTAGTTGTGCCCGTAACATTAAGACTAGTTAATTGTCCAACACTTGTTATATAAGGTTGTGAATTAGTAGAGAGAGTTCCAACAAGTGCTGTTCCAGTATTACCAATTGTGCCAGCATAAATTGCGCTTGCATTTACTAAATTGCCGCTGATTGCAGTTGCAGTATTACCTATTGTTGTAGCATATAAGTTAACTGCATTAACCGTAGCACCATTTGTTGTGCCTTGTAAGTTAGTTGTTCCACTTACAGTTAATGAACTTAATGTTCCAACACTTGTAATATTAGGTTGGGCAGCAGTTGATAAGGTTCCAGTTAATATAGAACCTGTATTACCTATAGTGCCAGCATATAACGATACGCCACTAAAATTATTTGCATATACTGCACCACTTATACCAGCACCACCTGCTACTTGTAACGCACCACTTGTAGTGCTAGTAGCAATTGTAGTATTTTGAATTAGTGCTGCACCAAGTTTAAGTGTATCATAAACAATATTACTACTTGATAGATTAATTACCCCACCACTTGGCTCTGGTAAGTTAGAAAACAAATACCACTGATTATCTACATGATTGCGAGTAAAACCAGTATGTGCATATTGTGGAACGTTACCACCAACAAAGTGACTATAAAAACCTATTTCATAATTGTATGATCCAGAATTTGCGCTCAAGTATATAAGTGGATCACTTACAACAAGTTGTTGTGATGTTTGAGAAATAATATTTGAAGCATAAATGTTACCACCAACATACAAATCTTGTTGGATTGCTGCGCCGCCTTGCGTAACAATAAGAGCACCTGTGCCAAGACCACTTGTGTTAGTTGCATTAGTAATGCTTGTTGTTGTAAATGTTGCGTTGTTGGGTGTATTTGCACCAATTGCACCAGTAAGATAACCAGTTACTTGACCGCCGCTATTAGTTGTTAAACTACTTGGTGAAAGAGTTCCGCTATAAATTGGTAAGTAAGAAGCAACATTACTATTACTATAAGTTCCTGTGATTGTAGCCGCAATAGCAGCACCATTACTCCAATAATATTGTGCACCATATAATGCCGTATTCGCAATAACATTAGAAGCATACAAATTTGCTGTTTGCGCAGTGATATTACCACTAGTCGTAATATTAGCAGCAGATAAAGCACCATTATATGTTGTCAAATAAGCAGCAGCATTTGTATTGCTATAAGCCGCGTTGACAATAGGTGTCAAAATATTCAAACCATTAGAGTAATAATATACAGGACTATAACTTGCTGTATTTCCTACAAAATTTGCTGCATAAACATTTGCAGTTTGTGCTGTAATATTACCGCTTGTAGTTACATTAGTGAATATAGCACTATTTGGTGTGTTAGCACCAATTGCACCATTAAAGTAACCAACAACCTGACCACCGCTAGTGATAGTTCCCTGTGCTGTTAGTGCACCGCTTGCAGTAACAGTTGTAAATGCACCGCTATTTGCAGTATTAGCACCAATTGCACCTGTTAGATAACCACTTACCTGACCACCACTATTTGTGGTTAGGCTACTTGGTGTTAGTGTCCCAGTATAAGTTGGAAGATATGAGTTGACATTACTATTGCTATATGTACCAGTAATTGTTGATGCGAATGAAACGCCGTTTGCCCAATATGCGCCAGTTGCAGTAATGTTGCCATATACAGCGCCGTTAGCATAAACAAATGTTCCACCAGGACCACTTAAACTTCCGTTATTGTTAAATGTATACTGATATGCGGCAGGTTTAATAGCAATTTGATATGGTGCAACGATTGCCAAGTCAAGTGGATTGTCTTCAAGAATTGACGCTCCACCAACTGTAAATTGAATCTTTGGTGTCGCAAGTTGTGTGATAGCATTAAAGTTATTAGCATAAGCATTTGCATAATAATTGGTGCTATTACCAAGATAATATGATGTGTTAGCAAGAGGTATCAGATTACCAGTTGCGAGATTGCCAATGTTTCCGTTATACGTTGGCAGATAAGAAGCAGCATTTGCGTTGCTATATGCGCTTGCAGTAATAGCATTAAGAATGTTCACCCCGTTTGCATAATAATAAACAGGGCTATAACTTGCGGTATTTGCAACAAAGTTAGCGCCATATACGTTTGCAGTTTGTGCTGTAATATTACCACTTGCTGTGACTGTTGTAAACACACCACTATTTGCAGTGTTGGCACCAATTGCACCTGTCAAATAACCAGTTACTTGTCCACCATTATTAGTTGTTAAACTGCTAGGTGAAAGAGTTCCGCTATAAGTTGGTAGGTAACTATTAACATTACTATTGCTGTATGTTCCTGTAATAGTAGTAGCCAACGGAGCATTATTGTTATACCAAAGATAAGAATTACCATAAACATTATTATTTGAAACTAGATAACCGCTTACGATATAACCAGTGTTTGTTCCTGTGATATTACCACCACTGCCGCTAGTTGTAATAGATGTAAAGTTACCTGTGTTAGCAGTATTTGCACCAATTGCACCTGTTAAATAACCAGTTACTTGTCCGCCGCTATTAGTTGTTAAACTACTAGGTGAAAGTGTTCCACTGTAAGTTGGTAGGTAACTGTTAACGTTGCTATTGCTGTATGTTCCTGTTATAGTGGAAGCAAGAGTAGCACCGTTACTCCAATAAAGTTGTGCTGCATAAACAGCAGTATTGCCAATAATATTTGCAGCATATATGTTAGCAGTCTGTGCAGCAATATTGCCACTTGTTGTTAAATTAGTTAATGTACCAACACTTGTAATGTTAGCCTGAGACGCAGTTGTTAATGAACCTGTAATTAATGCACCACTATTACCAAGAACACCTGCTTGAACTTGATTCGCACTTATTGTTCCAGTAGAATTTAGTGAAGTTAGCGTCCCAACACTAGTAATAAATGGTTGAACATTACTAGCAATAGTTCCATATAATGATGCACCAGTATTGCCTACAACGTTTGCATTAATTGTAGGAGCAGAAATAGTATCTGTAGTTGTTATTACTGTTGTGTTGATAAATGTAGTGTTACCAGATATTGATAAATTACCACCAACATAAAGGTTACCACTTATACCAGCACCACCTTGAACAATAAGTGCACCTGTTGTAGTGCTCGTACTTGTTGCTCCACCATTTGCAATAATTGCATTTATAGTAGACGTGCCACTACTGTTAATATTAGATAATCCAATATTGCCATTATAATTTACAAGGTAAGCAGCAACATTACTATTACTGTACAAACCAGTTATACTATTAGCAAGTGAAATACCGTTTGCCCAATAATAAATTGGACTGTAAATTGCTGAATTGCCTACAATATTAGATGCGTAAATGTTTGAAGTTTGAGCAGTTATATTATTAGATGCACTAAGAGTTGTAAATGCACCTGTGCTTGGAGTAGCGTTTCCGATAGGAGTGTTATTGATAGCACTCATTACTATTGGAAGCGTGTTATTATTCAGATCGGTAACACTTAGACTGCCAAGACCAGTATCAGTAATCTGCAAACTTCCTAAAACAATTGTATTTCCTTTTAGAAATAAGTTTGCAAACCTTAATGTGTTTGAACCGAGAGTGTAAACATTACTAACACTAGGTAAAATATTACCAGTAATAGTGATGTTTCCTCCAACTGTTAAGTTTCCTGTTGTTGATACAGTTGAAAATGCACCGCTATTCGCGCCATTTGCACCGATAGCACCGTTAAAATATCCTGTAAACTGCCCGCCGCTATTAGCAATAAAGTTTGAAGCAGTTATATTAGCCGTAGTAGTATTACCAAAGTTCGTTACACTTTGTAAGTTTTGTGATGCAGTAGCATCAATAAAAGAATATAAGTTGGCAAATGTGATAGCAGTTGTGCCAATTTGAACATTTGGTTCGCCGCCTGGAATATAGTAAAATATATTACCGTTAATAGCACCTTGTTCAACGAAAGTAAGTGCGCCGCTGCTGATTTGACGGTAATCATTAAAATCGCTTGCACGTGTCCAACTACCGTTACTACCTGTTCCCAGAGTGGTAACACGATAAATGCCGTTTAGTGAACTTGGGCTTTGATCTTTTACAAGAACACGATCATTAGTAGAAAGTGTTACGCCGTCAAGTGTATTTGGGGCTGCTGCAAGATTGATATTTGCACCAGTTGTTGCTGCCTTAACGCTGTCTTTAAAATCACTTACTGCACGTGTTAATGCCATTTATATTCTCTAATACAGTATTTAACCAATTAGAGACGACCAACTACGACCTCTATGACACCAATTTTATCACCAATTGATTCAAGAGCCTTGCCGATTACGCTACCAATTTTTGGATTTCTTTCCATGCGTGCAGTCCCATCTCCGTTACTAACTACCATAGCACCTTTCTCTATTGGTCCTGTAACTTTTGTTGGAACACGACCAGTAAGTGCAACAGTAACATATCCTGATTCTAATCCACCATTCATTAGGTAAGCAGGATTTGTTGAAACTACACCAGCCACATATTGACTACCGTTAATATCACTTAGTGTGACTTCATATTCACCACCAAAATCAACAACTGTGCCTGGTTCATAATCAGCATTGCTTGTGTAACGTTCTGCCAAGTCAGCATATTTTGCAGTAGTTGAAGTTCCAAGGAAGTTAACTGCATATACGTTGTTAAAATATTGAGAACTTGTTCCACCAAGATTAATACTTGCATTACTACTTGGAACAATTGCACCACCAACTGTAAGACTACTTAATGTTCCAACACTTGTAATGTTTGTCTGTGATGCAGTTTGTAGTGTTCCTGTTATACTACTAGCAGAATTGCCAATTGTAGTTGCTAATAAACTACTGGCGTTGATTGTGGCACCATTTGTTGTGCCTTGTAAGTTAGTAGTTCCACTTACTGTTAATGATCCAAGAGTGCCTACAGCAGTAATATTAGTTTGCGATGCACTACTACTATTAAGTGTTCCATAAAGTGTAGCACCGCTATTACCAATTGTGCCAGCATTAATAGTTGGTGCCGAAATCGTATCAGTGGTATTAATTATAGTTGTATTAACAAATGTGGTGTTACCACCTACATAAAGTTTACCACCAATATATAAATCTTGTGCAACACCAATACCACCTGCAATTACCAGAGCACCAGTAGTGCTACTTGTGCTATTAGTTAAACTGTTGCTAACTAGATTGCCGCTTGTTTTATTATACTGTAGGTAAGTTGCGCCATTAAAATTTGATCCATCATTAAATTGAACCATAGTATTGGCACCACCAGCAGGTGTGGTAATTGGATTACCATTGCTATAAAGATAATAGTTACTATAATAAGCATTAGCATTTACGTTGCCAATAATACCAATACTAGGTGCAACAATAGCACCAGTTGTAGTATTTGTTGATGTTGTAGCAGTTGTTACAACAAGATTACCACTAGTTCCAATAAATGCAGGCGTAGTTCCATTTACTTTTAAATTTAATTGTGTATTAGTTAAACTACCTATGTGAACAAAAGTGTTATCAGCAACAACATAAGCAGAAATATTGCCTGCATAATTATTGGCATATATTGTGCCATAACCATTACCACCAGCAGGTGCTGTAACTGGAAAACCAGATGAACCAGTAGTTATTATTGAACCACCAAGTGTTATATTACCGCTTGCGGCATCAATTGTGGTTGGTCCTACGGTAAGACCATTGTGTACCGTAAAATTCGTATTAGCCATAGTTCCATATCTCCCTGCTGGCTTTTATATTGGCATATATGTTGGGAATACAGTAGCAGATGCCGTGCTGCTCCATGTATTTGCAGTAACATTTACGTTACCGCCACTTACTGTTGAACTAAATGTAGCAAGCGCATTACCACCTGTATTAACTACACCATAAACTTGACTTGTTGCTGTAGTGCCATTATGTGCAACAATAACTTCTGCGCCACAATAAACATTATTTGTGCCATCTGTTACTTTTATAACATATTTTGCTACACGATAAAAACTTGTTGAGAAACTATCAATAATAGTTGGTGTATTTTGTGTTAGCGCAATATTTGGTGTTAATGCCGAGAAACCACCGTTAATATAATTTCCACCTACGTTTGAAATTAGTGTAGTTTTGTAATTAGTTGTTACTGTAATACCATTACTATTTGCTACTACTGTGTTACCAAGTTGATCGCCAATACTGCCAGCAATTGATGTAGTGACAACTATACGTGCGTCTATGATATCAGTAGATAATGGTGCTTCTGTAAATGTTAGAGTTGTTCCACTTACAGTGTAAGCTGTTGTTGGTATTTGTAGAACACCGTTGATACTTACGATTGTTGATGCAGTAGTAGCACTTTGGCTTAATGTGAAAACAGTAGTAGTTCCATCACCTGTAAATTGCTGTGCTGTGACAGTAGTAAATGAACTGCCCGTGCCTTGCCAACTTGTTCCATTATAAAATTCTAATTGATTACTTTGATTATTGTAGCGAATCATACCAGCAACGCTAGATGAAGGACGCTGCGATGTTGAACCAACTGGAACTAAGATACTATCAGTTGAATTAACCATCAAGGATGCATTTGGCACAATAGCACTAGTGCCTACTTTAATTCCCACTTGTCCAGTTAAACCATTAACTACAAATAAATTGCCATAACCTGAAGTTGTATTACCATTAATAATAACATTAGCAGTATATCCATTATAATTAATCCAAAGGTTACCATTTGGACCAGTATTTTTATAAAGATCGCTACCAATTATGGGATAAATGTTACTGTTATACATAGTCGGAGCAATAACTGCAGAAGATGCTACTATATTTGCTCCACTATAAATGTTACCACCAACACCAACACCACCAGCCACTACTATTGCACCAGTAGTTGTTGAGGTTGAATTACTAGTGCTATTGCTTACTAAATTACCGCTTGTTAAATTGTATTGTAAATAATTTGCGCCACCAAATACACCATTATTGTTAAACTGAACAAATGTATTTGAACCAGCAGCAGTTGGTGCAAATGGAAAACCGTTTGAGTAAAAATAACTGCCACCATAAATTGCGGTATTAGCAATAATATTGCTTGCATATATGTTTGCAGTTTGTGCTGTGATATTCCCACTTGTTGTAAGATTTGCAAGAGTTCCAACACTAGTAATATATGGTTGCGCATTTGTTATAAGTGTGCCGTTTAAACCGCTGTTAGATACAACATATGCAGCATAAACGTTTGCTGTTTGGGCAGTAATATTGCCGCTAGATACAATAGTAGTAAACACACCACTATTAGGTGTGTTAGCACCAATCGCACCATTAAGATATGCATTAACTTGCCCACCACTATTGGTAGTTAAACTACTTGGAGATAACGTGCCAGTGTAAGTTGGAAGATAACTTGCTACGTTACTATTGCTATATGTACCAGTAATAGTTGATGCAAGAGTAGCACCGTTTGTCCAGTAATATTGTGTGCTATATGAGCCTGTATTTGCTACAACATAAGCTGCATATACATTAGCAGTTTGTGCAGTTATATTACCACTTGTAACTACAGTAGTAAATGTAGCAGTATTTGGGCTATTAGCACCAATTGCACCGTTAAGGTAACCAATAATTTGGTTTGCACTTGTAATATTGCCTTGCGCAATTATTGTGCCTGTTGCAGTAACATTAGTAAATGCACCACTATTAGCAATATTAGAACCAATAGCACCAGTAAAGTAACCACTTATTTGACCGCCACTCACAGTTGTTATATTGCCAGCAGATAGGTTGCCGTTATAAACTGGTAAGTAAGCAGCAACATTACTATTGCTATAAGTTCCTGTAATAGTTGATGCAAGAGTAGCACCATTAGTCCAATAATACTGTGCGCTATAGGTTGCAGTATTTGAAATCAAATAAGCAGCATATACGTTAGCAGTCTGTGCCGTGATATTACTACTTGCAATTAATGTGGTAAATACACCACTATTTGCACTATTTGCACCAATTGGACCTGTTAAATATCCAGCAATCTGTCCACCGTTAACAGTAGTTATACTACTAGCAGTAAGTGCACCTGTGTAAGTTGGCAAATAAGAAGCAACATTACTATTGCTATAAGTGCCTGTAATAGTAGATGATAGCGTTGCGCCATTAGTCCAATAATATTGACCACTATATACAGCAGTATTACCTACTAAATTAGCAGCATAGACATTTGATGTTTGAGCAGTGATATTCGTAGTTGCAGTTAAGGTTGTAAATGCACCAGTTGATGCTACACCATTACCAATTGGTGTGCCTTGAATTGCAGCAGCATAAATGTTACCACCAACACCCATACCACCATAAATTACAGCAGCACCAGTTGTGGTTGAAGTTGAAGTGTTGCCACTATATGCAATAATGTTACCAAGTTTTAATGTATCATAAATTATACTTGCGTTTGCAAGATCAACTGTGTTAGTTGGTTCTGTTCGAATGTTACTGAACAGGAACCAAGCATTATCAACATGGTTTCTTACAAAACCAGTATGATTATATCCTTCGACAGCATCATACTTGTGACTATAAAAACCTAACTCATAATTGTAAGTTGAGATGCTACCCACTGATAGATAGAGTAGTGGAGCATTAGCAATAAGTTCGTTATATCCAACAGATGTCAGGTTACCTGTTACTGACAAATTACCTGCAATATAACTATCGCCGCCAGCATAGAAACCACCGCTAATTTGTAGCGCACCTTGACCACTACCATAACTATTTGCAGTTCCATTTACTTTTACAACACTAGTGCCGTCATTTTTGGCAAGATTGATAGTGGTTGCTGCATTACCAATATTAAGTGTAGTAGTAGTTGTATTAAAAATATTTGCTGTTGTTTGATCACTTAAAATAGTTGCATTGCTGTTTAGCGCAAGACCATTTAGTATAAGTGCATTACCAGTAATAGCAATATTTGCACCATATAGTTGTGAACCACTATTGCCAATAAAACCAGCACTTATACTATTTGCTGCGATTGTATTGAATGTAGTAGAACCACTAACGCTAAGTGATGTCAGTGTTCCAACACTAGTAATATAAGGTTGCGTATTTGTAAGAACAAGACCAACATAACCTGTGTTTGCTACAAAATAGTTTGCATATATGTTTGCAGTTTGAGCAGTAATATTGCCACTTGAAGTTACGGTAGTGAACGTAGCACTATTGGCACTATTAGCACCAATTATACCATTAAGATAACCAACTACCTGATTGCCGCTTGTAATACTTCCACTAGTGGTTATACTAGTGAATACACCACTATTTGGTATATTTGCACCAATAGCACCTGTTAAATAACCGCTGAGTTGTCCACCATTGCTTGTTGTTACACTTGTTGCTACAACAGTGTTAGGTGTATTAGCACCTAGTGAACCATTTAAGTAACCAATTATTTGACCTGCACCAGTAATAGTTCCTTGTGATACTATTGTTCCGCTTGTAGTTAGAGAGGTAAAAGCACCACTATTTGGTGTATTTGCACCAATAGCACCTGTTAAATAACCGCTGTGTTGTCCGCCATTTGTAGTTGTAACACTTGTCGCAACGACAGTATTGGGCGCATTAGCACCAAATGCACCGTTAATGTAACCAATTACTTGGTTACCGCTTGTGATACTTCCACTTGTTGTAACAGTAGTGAATGCGCCGCTGTTAGGTGCATTAGCACCAATTGTACCATTAAGATATCCTACAACTTGACCACCATTAGTAATATTCAAATTACCAGCAGAAAGGTTTCCGCTGTAAGTTGGCAAATAAGAAGCAACATTACTGTTACTATATGTTCCTGTAATGGTAGATGCAAGCGAAACGCCATTTGACCAGTAAGCACCAGTTCCAATAAGATTGCCGTATAATGCACCATTTGCATATACAAATGTTCCACCAGGTCCAGTAATTCTTCCATCATTTCCAAATGTGTATTGATATGAACCATTTGGTTTAATACTGACTTGATATGGACCTTGTATCAATAAATCAAGTGAGTTATCTTCAGTTATTGTTGAACCACCAAGTGGAAAATAAACCTTTGGAGTTACAATTTCAGTAGCGGTAACAAAATAATTTGCATAAACGTTAGCCCAATAAAGTGTGCTATTCCCAAGATAATAAGATGTATTAGCAAGTGGAAGCAAATTACCAGTTGAAAGGTTTCCAACACTACCATTATAAGTTGGTAGGTATGAAGCCACGTTACTATTAGAATATGTGCCTGTAATAGTAGAAGCAAGAGTAGCACCATTTGTCCAATAATACTGCGCACCATATGTAGCCGTATTTGCAACTACATAGGCTGCATAAACATTTGCAGTTTGCGCAGTTATATTACCACTAGTAGTTACGGTTGTGAAGACAGCAGTATTGGGTGTATTTGCACCAATTGCGCCAGTCAAATAACCTGTAAGTTGGCCGCCAGATGCAGTAGTTACGCTAGTAAAAACACCGCTATTGGGAGTTGTTGCACCAATAGTAGTATTATTGATTGTGCCACCAGTAATTGCAACATTACTACCAACAAAGTTAGTTACATTACTTGTGCCAATTGTTGCATTATTGACTTTAATACCATATGCTTGTAAATTAGCAAAGCCACTATTATTAATGGTCCCAAAAGTAGTAGCAGCAGTAGATTCTGTAGTATATTGCAGTTGGAATTGTTGGGAATTTTCTTCCCAAATCATAGCAACGTTTGTTTGATTACCACGACCCATAACAAAACCAAGATCATAACTTGGTGAGCCACTTTGGTTTCTATTGATTGCAAATAACGGATCAGCAATAACTAAGTTTGTAGTATCAATTGTTGTTGTTAAGCCATTAACGATAAGATTTCCAACCGTTAAGTTGCCTGTATATGTAAAATTATTTGCTAATAAACCGCCAGTTACGCTATAAGGCTGCAGTTTGTACTGAGCATTTATGTCACTGTTATAAACTTGGTTATTGCGAATACGTGTAATCGCCATAATCTACTCCCACCTATTATTTATAGGTTGGTCTACAAATTCAAAGGTCAGTATTTACCAAAAACAAGCGTAGCATTAATGCCACCAAATGCAAAGTTGTTAGTTAAAGCATAATCTATTTTCATAGATTTTCCACAGTTTGGAATTACATCCATATCACATTCTGGGTCAGCAACTGTAAAGTTAAGTGTAGGCGGTGCATAATTATTTTGTAATGCTTTGATTGTGATAATAGATTCTACTGCACCCGTTGCAGCAATCATATGACCGTGTATCGGTTTAGTAGATGAAATTGGTAAACTATCTGCATATCTGCCAAATACTCGTCGCAACCCTTGCACTTCGTTTTTGTCATTAAGTTTTGTACCTGTTCCATGAGCATTTACATAATCAATATCACCAAGTGACAATCCACTATCTGTAATTGCAGAACTAATTGACTTAATTAAACCTTCGCTATCAGGTTGGACGAGATTGAACGCATCATTTGATGTGCCATATCCCAAAACTCTTGCGTGTGGGGTAACACCTCGTGCAAGAACATCACTTTCTCTTTCTAATATCAGCACGCCACTGCCTTCACCAAGCACAATACCATCACGATCAATAGTAAATGGTCTATTGGCAGTTTGGCTTAGCGCACCCATATATTCCCATGCACGCATTACATGCGGTTGCACAGTTGCTTCAGTTCCACCAACAATTGCACGGTCAATTATATTTGCACGAATAAGTTGTAGTGCCAATCCTATTGCTTGATTACCAGCAGCACAACCTGCACCAATAGGATAGCTTGGTCCATAGATTTTATTTTCAATACAAATATAACTTATAGCAGCATTAGTCATAGCACGAGGCACAGCAAAAATATCATTTGTATGACTGCCACTAATAAGTTTTGCTATAAAACTATAAATTGATTCGGCACCTGGCAAACCATTACCTAATACCACACCTGTGCGTGAATCACTTATTTCTTCTTGCGATAATTTACTTTCTGCAATAGCTTCTCTAGCAGCAAGTGCTGCATATGCTGCAAATAAATCTATTCGTGTTTGTCTGCTAAAATAATCTGTATGCACAAAGTCTGTAATTTTTCCAGCAAAACTTACTTTATTTCCAACATTATAAGGATGTTGAAAACTTTTAACGCCGCTTTTATTTGCTAAAATAGTGTTCCAAAGCGCGCTTACTCCAATACCACATGCAGTAATGCACCCCATTCCACTAACAACTATATCGTTTTGCATGGGAATATTTAATTTTTATTATTTTGATATATTAACTTTTTCTACCCAGAACTCAGCAATAGCAGCATCTACTTCTGGCATTACATCAACTTCTCTAAAAACGCACGCAATCGGTTCGTATGCTTTTTTGACTACGCCATTTATAGTCAAATCTACATTAGAGATATAATATCTACCAATTTTGAAACTGAAGGGCGCATTAGATGGAATACGCCACACTTTATCTCGCACAAGATCATTCATAGAATTATTTTTTAATTCACGTTGTGTAACAGGATGAATACAATAAAAACTAGAATTATCTTCTACTGCTGTAATAGTCCAACTATCAATATCAAATGTATCAAGTGGAGTAACAATAACGCCATAACGAAGTTTTGTAATAAAAGGTGATTCTGGAAACTCTGTTCCAACTTTTTCACCATCTAGATAACCATCAATCGCAAACCATCCACTTTTTAACACATGTCTACAAATATAATTGTCTTTGCTAATACCACGTTGATCAAGTGTTTCATTCAAACTATCGCCAGCATTAGTAAAAGTTACTAACGCAATTTGCATAGGGAAGTTTTCAATATGAACAGTATTAGCAGTTACAACACTCATAGAATATTTACACCTGTTGTGCTACCATCGTTTCCTTCTGGTGGCGAATAAGTTTTAATACTAATGAGATCAGTAATAGGAAAGTTATAAACCTTACCTATTTCTGCTTTTGCAGCATCGACAACAGTTTGATTTTTAAGTGCTTGTTCTTTTAGATATCTCTGATGAGCAATAGATGCGCCTTGTTTTGCAATTTGTGAAAGCGTATCACTTAAATCATGAGGATTGTAATTGTGAATATTGAATGAAAATCTATCGCTTTCATCAACATTCTGATCACTAGCATCAGTTGTAAAACTTACAATCAAACTGTGTGTTTTTTCATCGTATTCATGTATTTTTAGTGTTAAAGTATCCATTTTTTATCCTTAAGAAGTTGGTCCTAATATTGTTCCTACTGTAATAAAATTAGCATTTCCAATATTAGTTATAGCATTACCAGCGGCTGCGCCATGTCCGCTATTATTACTATCACCGCCAGCGTTGCCTGGATCACCGCCATTACCGCCTTGTCCTTGATTGCCGCTTCCGCTGCCACCATTAGTTCTGCTGCCACCATTACCATTACCATCACCGCTGCCGCCGCCACCTGGATCATAGCCTGCGCCGCCACCGCCGCCACTACCTGTATAACTGCCGCCTCCGCCTAAACAACTACCGTAAGTTGAACCACTAGCGGCTCCACCGCCACCACCGCCTCCACCAGCAATTGTGCCATTATTAGTAATATTAACAGCACAATTTAATAAAAGTGCTGGACCACCAGGCGAACCGTTGCTATCATGATCTCCACCACGACCGCCAGCACCAATTATAGTTCCATTATTAATTAGGTTAATTGAATCCCCACTAGAAAATCCACTGATAGTCAGCGCATATGAACCCGTAGAATTACTACCTATATAAACTCCATTATTAATAGTAATATTAACTCTGGAAAAATTAGCTACATAACCTGGCACATTTGATGTATTAATTGTAATATTTTGTTGGTCACTACTATAGGTAATGTTTTTTGTTATTTTGCCAGCAGCTCCACGAAAAGCTCCAAAATCCAAATTAGTATTGCTAAAATTACCTAAAGTAGATGTTATTGTTTGATAATATGCAACACCACGCATAACACCGATGTTTAGTCCCAAACCAAACTCGTTATTAATTGCTACTAAATCTACTGAACCACTGCTAGGAATCGTCATTTTAAGTCCATGTAATCCTTACACCGCCATTTGCACCATTTGAACTGCCTGCACTACCAATAGTGTAAGCAAGGTTACTTGTATAATTTACTAACCCACCATTATATATAACTTTTACATAAGCACCAGAACCACCCGAACCACCTGTTGCGCCTCCAGTACTACTACCAGCACCTCCTACGCCAACGTTAGCATTTGTTGCACTTGGTGTAGAACTAGTTGAACCTGTTGTACCACTATTGCCATTTAAAAACACAAACACAGCTGGATTTGCTATATTTGGTTTTGGACTTGCATTTATTGTTCCACCACTTCCACCACTACCGTTTGACATTTTTAATTCCTTTTTAAGCCGATATCGTACCTACAACATTTGGATTAGGTTGAGATGCTGTTGGATTTGAACCTTGTCCTGTTGCATTATTTTGTGATTCTGACCATACTCCATCTTTGTTTCCTGCGTAAGCATTTAGAGTCTGTGATGTATATGATGTATCGGTATAAGTGTAACTTCCACCATGACCACTAACAGACACATCTAATGGTGGACCAGGCAAATCAACGTGACCTGCGCCACCGCCTTGACCACCGCCAGCAGTTATACCTAACATATTACTATCGCCACCATAACCGCCGCTGCTACCGTTACCGCCACCACCGCCGCCTGCACCCCAAAACTCAATTGTAATTGTGTTGCGATAAAGTGGAACAGTAAATGTTCCGCTGCCAGCAGCACTAGAAAAATATGAACCATTATTAGCAGGATCAGTAGCACGTTTGCCGTAAAAATCACTTACTTTAAGTGTGCTGCTATTAAAAACACCAGTTGTAAGATTGCCATCATAATACCATCTAGCACCATGATAAAGTGTAAGGTCTGTGCCTAATCCAAACTCAGCGTTAATAGTAGCCAAATCTAGTGCACCACTAATAGGTAAAGCATTTCCTGGCACACCTGCTACTGATGGCATGTTTAATTACCTCGCGCTTTAAGAACCTCTACCTCTGCACTAAGTTCTTTAATAGCTTGAATTAGTAGTGGAACAAGTTTATCATATTGAACTGTTAGGTAATTTTCACCACTCTTACTACCAAGTAAAACTGGATCAATATCAAATGGTGCTGGCACAACAACTTGTGGTAGAACTTCCTGAACTTGTTGTGCAATAACACCAACATGCTCACGGTCATCACCGATACCAAGACTTGCTGCTAGTTCATTAGAATTGTATGTGATACCGCTGATAGATTTAATTTTGTCAAGTGCATTAGGTATTTCAGCAATATTTGTTTTTAATCGTTGGTCAGAGTAAAAAGCAGTAATATCGCCAGTTGCTGTAATAGCACCACTAACTGCAAGTGTGCTACCATTATAAGTTAGACCACTTGCACCACCGATGTTTGTGCTACTACTATAAACTGCTACTTGATATTGTGCTGCGCCACTACCCACTGGTGTTGGAATTGTATACCAACTTAAATTACCACTACCATCAGTAGTAAGTGCTTGACCGCTACTACCACCACTAATTTGAACATTACCAATATTACCTAAAATAAGTTTATAACTTGATGTAGGATTGAAAGTAACTGTTCCACCTGTAAAACCTGCCGCACCACTTACTGCAAGTGATGTTAGTGTTCCTAGTGTTGTAATATTAGTTTGGCTTGCTTGGCTAATAGTTCCAGTAAGAGTAGCACCGCTATTACCGATAGTGCCAGCAGTAATAGTTGCTGCGCTAATTTGTCCATTATTTGTGCTGCCATTAGCAACTAAATTAGCAATATAAACATTACCCGTGAAAACGCTGTTTGGTCCGCCAACAATAACATTACCGCCAATACCTACCCCACCAACAACTTGGAAAGCGCCAGTAGTAGTATTGTAGGCTGCTTGAGTTCCACTTACTATACTTGTTTCGTTGCTAGTAGTAACATCTAAATTACCCAAAACAAAAAGATTACCATTAACTTGCACGTCTGCATTTGCTAAAATATCAATTGCATCAGCAACACCACCGCTGCTATTGCGTGTGCGCAATCTAATAATACCATTATTCACAGTATTTTCAACACGCATTTCATTACTATAAATGTTAAACGAACCTTGTCCACTTGTGCCAAGAGAAATACCGCTGTTGTTTGTAACACTTAGAATACCAATAGTGCCTGTGTTTTGGTCATTACGCATAAATGAACTGCCGCTAACACCATTTAGTGCAGCACTATCACTTGACTGACCCCAGAATTTGTTATTGCTAACAAATGCAGTTGAGGCAATATTAAAACCAGGATTAATTGTGCTAAAACCAGAAATAGTGCTGCTAGGTGTAAATGCAGCATCTTTACTAAGAATAGCATAACGTGTATTACTAATTTTCATACTAATTACGGCATGACTTACGCTGCCTGTATCAGTAATATTTTCACTAACAACTTGACCTGCACCACCAAGCGGTCCTACAATAACCCACCCAGTTCCACTATAAACATCTAATTGTTGATTTGCTGTATCAAACCATAAATCTCCAACCACAGCACCACTTGGTGGTGTTGCGCTAGCAGTAGCACTTGCAATATTTTTGAAAATTGCACCATTATAAACTTGTAGAGCACCTTTAGTTGAATTATACCAAATTTGACCCACAATAGGATTTGCTGGTGAATTGCCGTTAGCAAAATTTTCCAACATGTTTAGAAAGTTTTGATCAAGATATTGACCATAATTTGCTGTATTTTTACCAACAAGTGTAATACTTGTGCTGTTATCTACAGTTCCATCAGCAATAACGATGGAATTTGCACCATTTGCATGTGTAATGGTATATGACATAAATTGGACTCCGTTAGGAATATTTATGCAATATAATGATTGTTATTGCTGCTGATCATTTTCAGACGTGCTACCGACAATTCTTAGCGGCACATCACTCTGTGTTATAGCAACCATAGCACGTATTGAGTTTTCGCTAGCCTTTACCATTTCATTTCTGAAACTTTCAGTTGCTGCACCAACCTGACGAGTTTGATTAGCATTTTCAATTAGCAAATGTGGTAGCCAAGCAATTGAACATCCCCACTCATCTACATCTTTTCCAGTATTTGGATTTTTACCTCGAACTTGTATAAACCAACTACACTGTAATTGAATACAGTCTTTCTTTAGTAATGGACAAAATGTTCCTGGTTTAAGTTCCATACACTTAATTAGCCTGAGCCAATATAAAATCCAAATAATTTACATTCAGATTTATATTAGTTCCAGTAAATGAGTGAGTATGCGAACCATTACCGCCGCTTACTGTTCCACTTGCAGTAATACCAGTTGTTCCACTTAAACTATAACGACCATAACTGTGATTAGGATCACTTGAACTGTAACTGCTAGCATCAGCATACAGACCCCAATCTTGTGTATTGCCACCATGACCAGAAAAATTGCCGTCATCAAAAGAAGCACCACTTATCCAGTGAGTATGACCAGGATCAGTTACACTAACACTAACAGAGGCAGGTGGTATTTGTGATGTTGTTAGTGTAGTTGCGCCAACAGTTCCGCTGACAGACTGTGAAGTAAATGCCGTGCTAAATGCTACACTACCGCCACTTCCTGCTGAACCACTAACAATACGCATAGCATAGTCATTATAAGTTGTTACTTTTGTAAATCCTGTTGGTGCTGATGACTGTTGAAAAGTCATAATAGTGCCAGCAGGAATTAACTGACCACTATTACCACCTACTGTTAGTTTTCCATTTGCTGTTCCAATTAGTACACCACCCATGTCAATAGTGCTATTTGCTAGATAAAGTGTTCTAAAACGATTAGTAGATGATCCTAAATCATATGTAACATTTGAGGATGGAATAATGTTACCACTGACATTAGTATTAGCACCAACAGTTAAATTACCTGATGTGCTAACAGTAGTAAATGCACCACTGTTTGCACCATTTGCACCTATTGCACCAGTAATATAACCAATATGTTGTCCACCAGTAAGCGTTATAAAATTATTAGCATAAATGTTTGCTGTTGTGCTTATATTATTTGAACTGTAAATTGGCGTATAAATATTTGCGTTTGCAGTATCCCAAGTAAATTTTAATTGGCTATTATCTACAAATTGTAGAGTATCAACACCGTTAACATTTACAATAGAAAGTGCAGCATTTCCGCCCAATAGCGCAGTAGTTTGTTTTGATACTGTAGTTCCACGCGCTTCAATAACGTCTGTGCTTACTGGTGCTTCAACAAATACAAGTGAATTACCATTTATTGTATATGACAAACTGGGAATCTGAATAACACCGTTAACACTCACTAAGGTACCAGTAGTCGTGCTATTTTGACTTAAAGTAAAAGCAGTTGTGCTGCCATCACCACTAAAAATATCACTTACAACTAGGTGAGTTCCTTCAATACCAACAGCCTCCCATGTAGCACCAGTAAATATTTCAAGATAACTATAATCGGTATTCCAACGCAACATACCAACACGATTTATAATTGGATACTGTAATGAAGTTCCTACTGGAACTTGGAAAGCACTATTTGTATTAACACTCACATAACCATTTGAGCCTGGCGTAATTGTAATATTTGCATTCGCTGTGCTTGCACTTATATTACTTGTAATAACATTTCCATTAATATAGTTTGCGTTGACCCAATTTGCACCAATATTTCCACTATAAATTGGCAAATATGCTGCAACATTAGCATTACTATAACTAGTAATACCAGTTAATTGACTACCATCACCATAAAATCTATAAGCAGTAACATTTCCAACTGTTGATAAATTACCAGTTGTAATGTTTCCATTAACAGTTAAATTATTACTGATAATTAAATTAGCATTTGCTTGTATATTAGCACCAAAGGTAATTGTATTACTAAAAGTAATAGGCGATGCAAAATTTGTTATTCCGCTTTGACCTGTATAACGAGCACCAACAACATATACTACGTTACCAGTTGAGCCATTCCATGTAACAGAAGTTGGAACGTTTGTATCAGCAAAATTTAAAAGACCTGATTGGTAGTCAAAATACCAACTATCATTATTACCACTACCTGCTTGTGGCAAAGAAACGCCATATGTTTGCGGTGCGCTATTACCACTTGGAGCAGCATAAACTTGCAATTGATAACCAGCACCATATTGTGTTGGAATCCAATTTGTTAAATTAGTTGCCCATGTTTGGTTTGTAGTGCTTTCTGCAAGATTTACACTTTGAACAGTTGTTGATAAACTATCACGATAAACAGTAACTACTGCATTGTTGGCACTTGGTAGTGTGGTAACACTAGGAATTAAATAATCTTGCTGCCAAATAGTAGAGCCAGGACTAAGCAGTGGACTTGCATTACTTTCATTACTTGGACTTTTGGCTGTGCTAACATCGGTCTTGGCAACGCCATAACCAACTTTTTTCAGCAAATAATCAACAATTTGTGTTTGTGAAATAGCCATTAGTTAGTTGCCACCTGTATGCTCAACGCAGTCAAACTTTGACCGCTGGTAAGTTTTACACGAACATAAACTTCGTTTCCTAAATTGCCAGCACTACTAGTATTGACTGTTCCAAATGTGCAAGTATAACTGCCATTTGATACAAAACTATTTAAGACAGCATTACCACCAACTGCGCAACCATTACTGCCATTACCACCAGGTCCAGCACCAGGTATACCACTACCAGCATAAGCACTACTCATACTATACCAACCATTTAGAGTGCTGTAAGTTGGAGATATGCCAGGAAGCGCGACCCAAAGACCAGCAATAGTGCCACTATACTGAATATTAAACTTAGCAAGTGCGCTTTTAGCAAACTTAAATGTAAAATACTGTGCGCTGCCTTGACCACTCAAATTAGGACCAACTGGTTGATAACCGCTGCTATAATTTGTTTGATCAAACTTTAATACAGCAGCAACAACCGTAGCATCAGTTGTATAAAATGGTCCAGTTTGGCTGTTAAATGCACTTTCACTACCAGTAAATGATGGCGTATCACTTGCGCTTCCACTATCAGGATTTACAATACGGAATGTGCTTGGCGCACCACTAAGTGCATTTGTTAAACTTGTTTCTTCAATCTGTGTTGACGTTCCAGTTTTATAAAGAACAGTAACGCCTGTTGAAAATGTTTGAGCGGCACTACTATAACTGTTATACGCAGTTAAACTTGGACTACCGCTGCTGCTGCCAAAACCAGAGATTCCACTTGCAGTTGTTGTAAAATATGCGCTTCCACTGCTTACATAAGCATTACGTGTAAGTGGTGTTGTAACACCTGCTTGCGTATATGTAACGCTACTTGGTGTAGAAATAGCACCACCAGCACTACCAACAATAAATGTGTCGCTGCTATAATATGTATCGCCACTAAGTTTTGCTATATTTGCTGCTAAACGCCATACACTACTACTATTAAGATGCGGAACTGTAGAACTAAATGTAGCACTATTTGTAGTTAATGCTATATTTGAATTACTCCAAACAGGCGCACCAGGATTGTTATTATCATAATACCAACTAACAGCACTTGTGTTTGCGCCTGCACTATCAGTCAAATAAACTTGATTCCAACCAGCCGCAGCATTAGCACCACTGCCTTGCGCACTAAAACTACTCCAGAATCCACCACTACCACCACTTAGCACACTATAATCTTGGTTAGATGTAATAATTAGTTGGCCATAAGTTCCGTTGTTATTGTTGCCTGGCGACATAACATGATAACCTGTAGCAACACCGTTTACTATAACTTGCACGTTACCACTATCACCTGGTCCTTGACGTGTAAAAGTATTGGTAGTCATAGTATTAGTTCTAATACCATTTGTAATGCTTGTTCCAGCAGTTACACTTAAGTTACCCCAACCGCTGTTATCAGTTTGTGTAAAGTTTGTCATACGACCAATTGTAGACAACCCACTTAAACTTAGAGCACCGCTATTTGGAAAATTGCCTGGCGCTGGCGGCACAAGTTTACCTAAAACTTGGTTTAATCTTGCAATACCATCGGTAACATATGTAGTTGTTGTTAATGAAACTGCGTTAGAAACTAACTGTCCAGTTGTATTAGAACCTAAAACTATTAAATTACCAAATAAATCAGATGAAATGGCATTATCAACATATGATTTTGTAGCAGCATCTGCGCTATAAATTGGTGTTGCTAAATTACCAATACGTTGGTTACTAGCATCAATATTTCCAGCATAACTATATAAAAATAAATTACCAGTTGTTGCAGCAATAGTATTGCCACTTATGAATATATTTCCAAGTGTTACAGTGCCGTTGACACTTAATGAATTTCCAGGTAAATTATTATTAATACCAACACGACGATTGTTTGTATCAAAATACATTAAATTGCCATCAACAATCAAATCTACGTTATAACGTAGAAGATTGCTCTGCAACATAGAACCTGAAACTTTACCTAGAATCGCCATTTAATAAACCTATCTAATATTTATGGTATATTAACTTTGGCTATTAGTTAGCATCTGTGCTATTAAATTTATGAAATACTACTACAGTATGAGTTGCTGGTGGTGGATTTGCAAAAGTAATTGTTGAACCACTAAGTGTAAAAGCATCATTAGGATTTTGTGCTACGTTACCAACAAAAACAAGAATTGAATTAGGGCTTGGTGGAATATAAGAAAGAGTAAATGAAGAAGTAACACCGTCACCAGTAAATGTATCTTTTTGAATAGTTACATTTCCTAAAATAGCAATACTTTGCCAAGCATTATAGTATATTTCAAAGCGTTGTGTGTCACTATTATAACGAATTTGACCATTAACTGGATTTTGCGGACGATCAGCAGTAGTTCCACTTGGTAGGACTACGGCTGCGCTACCACCAATACCAGGATTTTTAAGTGAGCGTGCCATTAGAGAGTAATATATCCTACTGTTGTTGTAATACCGCTTGCATTTGCGTTTGCATAAAGTGCATCACCATTACTTAAAATAAACTTTTCTGTATTGACAACTAATGTATCACTAGTTGTGATTGCATAGTTACTATAAATTTGATTATAAGTTTGTGCACCAACACTGCTTTGGCTGCTTGGCACAACATAAAGATTAACTGTCTTAGGTGAACCACTAACGTTGCAAAAATAAAGAAGTGTAACAACCGTATTGTTTGTGCTTGTGTAAATTGCCTGAGCACCTGTTGTTAAATTTGCATTTATAACTGACATAATTTATCCTTAGTATCCAAAAATTAGAGCAAGAACTGTTGCTTTTGTTTTAGTTATCAGTTCGTCACCTGTTCCACTATTTACTACGTATAGTCCAGTTCCGCCGCCACCAACCGTGTTAGCAAACAATTGCGTAGTGCTTGCAACATTACTAGGTGCAGTTGCTTGATAACTTAGTTTCAATACACTATTAACATAAACTTTACCATTTGGCGCAACTAGTGTTAAATCTTGGCTTACACCTGTTGCAGTAACGTTGCCGTTGCCTATATTAGTTCCATAAACACTCAAATTACCATTATTAAAAGTAAAATTAAAGTTACCAGTTAATGCACCGTTAATATTATACTGAACTTGCGCATTAGCACCACCAGCACTAGATGGTGTGCCTGATAAAGTATAATAATTAATTAGATCATAGCCACTTGATGCATTTGCGCCCTGAACTTTTGTAACAGCACCATTTGCTGTTCCACGAAAACTTAGTGTTGGTTCATTCCATACCCAATAAGCATTGCCAACGACACTACCATTAGCAAAACCGTTGCTAGTACCACGATTAATAATAACGCCACTATTGCCAGCAGTTACACCAGGTCCAACATCACCTGTATTAAGATACACGTATGCGTTACCAATTTGTGTTACTGTGCTGTTTAGGTATTCAGTATTACCAACGATATTTAAGTTGCCATGAATAGTTACAACGTTACTATAAATGTCCCAGGGAGCATAAAGACCGTTTGCACCAACTACTCTTTTAACAGTTGCCATTTAATAAAATCCTACGATAATATTTATACGAAGGGCATTTTATAAAAAAATAGCAGCCCGTAGGCTGCTATTATATTGGTTATTTGGATAGATTTTAGTTACCTTGCAACTGAACAGTTGTTGCAGTTGGGGTATTAAATGTCCATAGATATTTGTTATTACTAAAGTCTGTTGCAGTCTTATTAGTTAAACGTGCTGCATATACTGTAGTATTAATAGTTGCACTTGCTACGTTTGCAACAGTTTGGGAACTGATAGCAACGTTAACATTTGAACCGTTTGTGCCATATGCGGCAATACTTGTAACAGTTGCATTACCAACAATACCAAGAGCGAGGTTAGCAAAACTGCTGCCAATAGTTGGCTTTGATACACCAACAACGTTAGCATTAGCAAAAATTACGCTAATAAATGTTGTAGCACCACTTGCACCAAGATTACCTACGTTTGCAGTAAATGCATTAAGATAAATTGGAAGACTTGCTTGACCTGTTGTTAAATTTTGACCAGGTACGTTTGTTAATGTTGCAACACCAACAAGATTTACGATTCCAGTTGATACATCAGTTGCACTTGCGTTGATAACATTAAAAATATCACCTTGACTATAACTTATGTAACTACTTGTGAATTTTGAATAATTTGTATTGCCAGCAGTAATAATTGCATATGCATTACCGCCAGTCATAGCATTTGGGTATACGTTTGTGCTATCAACAACTTGAAACTTACCACGACCCTTGCTGCGAATGATTGATCCAGCAGCACCTTTTGTGCCACCTTGCAGATAAACGTTAGGGCTTACAACTGTAGGTGTTAGGGTATTGAACAAACCACCTGTTCCGCCTACTACGTTTGTTGCATCAAAATATTCGTTAACTGTATTTGTTTTTTCAATCTTAAACTTTGCCATTTTATTCTCCTTGTGCGACGTTCTAGGTCACGGCTGGCTAGACCGTAGTCTTAAACGACAAGAGTATTTATGTTAAGCAGGAGTAGAACCACTATATCTTGTGTTATAATAGTTATAATTTGATAAATGTTCTGCTGCACTCAGTGCACGAGTATAAACGTGTGCTACTGCTATGCTTCCTGCAAAGTTATAACCACTAGCAAATGCTCCAATTTGCGGAGTGCTTGCTACTTTCCCAACTGTTGAACCACTAGAAGTAGTAACTGGACTGCCATTTACATAGAATTGCCAACCTGTCCCTGTAATAAATGTCATACTTAAATAATACCAAACATTAAAGGCTTCACTACCACTAGTTTGGACAGTTGATGCAACACCATCACCATTATTATTTCCGCCATAAAGTACATTACTACCGTTAAAATACCATGCTTCGTTGCCAGTACTGCTTATAAGATTGCCTGTTCCAAAACTTGATCCATTGCCACGAATAACAATACCTTTACTATAATTTGCAACTGCACCAAATATTGTGCCGCCCGTTGCAGTGGCAAAAACACTGCCAGCAGTAAAATAGGCAGTTGTAGTTCCTAAGTTAGTAACGGTTGGTGTTGCAGAAAATGTAAAATTATTATTGTTACCACTATTATCAAGCCAAGTAGTTCCGCTTGTATAGTTTTGCATATCAACATTAAACAACAATCCGTTAGTAATTAAACTTAAAGGCGGTGATATTGACCATCCACTTCCGATAGAATAACCGCTGCCTATAACAAACGCTACCATTAAGTTAAACCAAATCTTGTTTTATTAGCATTATAGTTTGTTGCTATTTGCGTTGGCGTTAACGCACCATTATAGATACGAACTATACCTAAACTTCCGCCCCAATATTCAGCATTATCCCAACGGCGCATGAGTCGCACACCACTGCCTCCACTGGATGGTGTGCCTGTGTAAGATGTTGAGTATGTGAGTGTACCATTCACATACAATTTGACTGTGGCACCATCATATGTGTCCACCAATTGATACCAGTTGCTAGCAGTGGGTGCATAGCCACTAGTGGCGTGAAACTGGCCATTGAAGAATCCAGCCTGCACACCCGTGGTGGTGCCGCTGCCTAGGAAGTAATTGATGCTGCCGCCTGTAAAAACTTCTGTAATTATGCAAGGCGAACTTCCTGTGTTGGTACCTGTGTAATAATGCCAGACTTCCACAGTGAATGTTGTCAAGGTGCCAAAACTTGGATTGGGGCTTTGTGCGTACTGACTGCTGGCAGTGGCAAATTGCAACACACCGCCATTGGCACTACTATAAGTTGGTGAGCCATAAAGAGTAAATGCTAAATTACTTACGCTATCTGTCCAAGTTGTTGGATTTGCTGAAAGGGTAGCGGCATCAAGGTTCATAACAAGCCCAGCAGTAACAGGATTTCCACCACTATAACTCTGTAATCCCCAACCGTTTCCTACTGTCCATCCACCTTCAATGTTAAAATTTGGCATTGTAAATCCTTATGTTGGGATAGAACCATTATATCTAGTTAGCCAATAACTTGCGTTTTGATAATGTTCTAATTGTGATAATGCTCTTGTATAACAATGTGCTGCTGCAATATCGCCATAAAATGCTGGCGATGTTTGTGTAGCAGCAATTACAGGAGTAGTAGGATTTTGTCCAACATTTAGTGTAGCACTTGCACCAACTAGCGCACCATTTACGTATATTTTCCATCCAAGTCCTGTATCGAATGTTACACTCACATAATACCACGTATTAAGTGCTTCTGTGCCAACATTTTGAGCAACGTCTGTATAACCAGAAGAGGTATGGTTGCCAGCACAGAAAACATTTTGACCGTTGTTAAACCAAGTTGTGTCTCGTGCTT